TCAGACAATAGGTGCTGGAAACTGTACCTGGGTGCTAGGTAACAATGAAAAGAAGGTTTGTATTTTAAATATTTTGCATGATTTAATCGGTGATGGAAAAGCTTCACACGCTTCTAAAATATTAAAAGCAGCGATAAAAGCAGGAGTTATAACTAAACCTACATACACCCAAATAAAAAAGGAATTTCCTAATATTGGAAATGAATCTGGGTATAATAATCAAATGTTAAAGAAACACAGGGATGAAGAAATAGAACCTATAATGATATTTTTTAAAGACGTCTAAAACAATAATTTTAATGGTGTTTAGTGGTGTTTAGTGGTGTTTAGTAGTGCACCATTAAACACCACTCTCTTTTTTTTGCATCATCTTCTTCTACTCATAACTTTGTTCACGTCAAACAACCGATAGCAGTAGCTACCTATCGGGGAAAGGCAAATTAAAAAAGTAATTAGTTATGAGTCTTCAAGAAATTATTCAAAGCGGAGCCAATGTGTCTATAACGGTTGGTGCAAATGATTTGATACAATTTGCGAATCATCTGATTCGTTCTACTAAAGAAGAGTTAGAATCTTCTATCGCAGCAAAGCAAAATGAATCCTATTTGACACCTGACGAAGTCGCAGGTATATTTCATGTAGATAGGTCTACTTTATGGAGATGGGCGAAAACTGGATATTTAATACCGGCAGAAGTTGGTGGAAAGAGATTCTACAAAAAGTCTGAAATTGATGCAATTCTCAATAAATAAGAAAGGGGCTGACTATGGAAGAAAAGAAAAAGGCAGTCTCAACGACTGCCAATCTCCAACATAGATCTGGAAACAAAGATAGCAAATCATCTCGAATAATCCAACAGGTACGATCTATTTTCTTATCTGGCCGGAAAGTAACAGCAAAAGAGATTAACGCTGAAACAAATTCGAATGACGCCAGACGTGTAATCTCCACCCTCCGTAATGATGAAGGCTGGAATATTAAAGACGTTCGTTTGGACGATAAAAGAAAACTATACTGGTTAGAGCCGGACAAACGGCAGATGTCTATTGATTGGAAAGGAGGTAATAATGAGTAGAAAATCATTTGTACTTTATACAGAATGGGAAAATACATTTAATAGACTATCAAATGAACTTGCAGGCGAACTCATTAAAGTAATATTTGATTATGTCCGTACTGGAGAAATACCACAAATTGATAATGCCGTGGTAGATGGCGTCTTTTCAGCTTTTCAACCGTCTATAGACCGTAATATAAGCAAATATGATGCAGCCATTGAACAACGCAAAGAAGCAGGAAAGAGAAGTGCCGAAAAACGCAAACGAGATGCAACGACCGTTGAAAGTCGTTTACGGACGTCAACTGTAAGTGATAGTGTAAGTGATACTCTCTCTCTTAATGGAGAGAGTGTGAGAGAGGGAGCGAATAAAGTTTTCGATCTTCAATCAATCAAAGAACAACTACTATCCGACGAACTATGGAAAGAATCGGTATGTATGCAGTCTACTTTAGGCGTGTCTTTCATTTCTATGCTTCCCGCCCAGCTAGACAAGTTCATAGCCTATATCGTTTCAATCGGAGAGGAACGGAGTATATCGAACATATCAGACGCAAAGAGAAGGTTTACTTATTGGTGGCAGAATCACGGAAGAAAGGAGGTACAGGATGAAAACAAACAAGTATACACCGTCCCCAATTAAAGGAATGCCGAACGCACCTGAAGCGGAGCAGGCTGTTATCGGTTCACTTCTTAGCTTTGGCGGTGACAAAATACTCGATACCATATCTCCCGAATTGAACAAAGATATGTTTTATGATAACCGGTATGCTGTATTGTATAATGCTATCCAGTCGCTTTATGCAAACAATAAACCGTGTGACATAGTATCAGTATCAAACGAAATCCGTTCAATGGGTAAGATTGACGAAGTGCCACTCCATTTCATCGCAGAAACTTCCAATTATGGGTATGATTCATTTCATGTTGTAGAGCATGCCCTGATGGTAAAGCAGAAATACCTGCAACGGAAGGCCATTGAATTATCCCATATACTCCAACAACAAGCCTATGACGACACGGAAGATATCGGCGACGTTCTTTTCAATGCGGGGAAAGCACTGGAGCAAATGCAGCAGGATTTAATCGGGCAAAGTGAATCCCAGTCATTTAAAGACATTGCACAGTCCGCATTAAAAAACATAGAGAGGAAGATGGGATTGTATAGTAGCGGGAAACAGACAGGAATAACAACCGGACTACAAGACCTTAACGATATAAATTCCGGTTGGTACGGTGGCGAGTTGATAGTATTGGCAGCACGCCCAGCCATGGGAAAAACTGCTGTATCTCTACATTTTGGAAAGTCAGCAGCTAGACAAGGTATTCCGGTAGTCATTTTTTCTTTAGAAATGGATTCTGTCAGCCTGTATGAACGTTTCATTGCTTCAGAATCCAATGTACATCCCAGCAAATTAAGGTCCGGCAATATAAGCCAAGATGAGCTACAGCAAATAGATAAAGCAGTAGGGGGAACTTTATACAGCTTACCGATAACAATAAACGATAACGCAGCTATAGGAATGAGTTACATCCGTGCAACGTGCCGTTTATACCATCGACAAAACAAATGTGGAATGGTGATAATAGACTATTTACAGTTGGTAACTGAAAGCTCAAATGGAACAAGAAACAGAGAACAGGAAATAGCCCGGATGTCCCGGGAAGCAAAGATTATCGCTAAAGAATTGAATGTACCTGTTATCCTTCTGTCTCAACTCAACCGGGAAGTAGACAAGAGACAGGATAAAAAACCTATTCTTGCAGACCTTCGAGAATCGGGAGCCATTGAACAGGATGCGGACATGGTTATATTCGTTCATCGTCCGGAATATTACGGAATCATTGTCAAAGATTCATCCGGGCAGGAGATTTACAACTATGGTGAATTGATCATAGCCAAACATCGAAACGGTTCTGTCGGAACTGTCAAATTCAAGCATAACGGTTCCCTAACTAAGATATTTGACTACGATACGAAAGGTTATACAGAAAACAATCCATTTTAATCATGAAACTAAGAGAATACCAAAACAACATAGCTATACAGGCAGCCGACAAACTAACAGCTTTCGGTTGCTGCTACCTGTCAATGGAATGTCGGACAGGGAAAACACTCACGGCCTTATCTGCTGCAGATAAATTCAAGGCAAAGAGTGTTCTGCTCATCACTAAACTAAAAGCCATCCCCAGCATAAAAAACGACTATATCGCATTACATCCGTCTTTCAAGCTGGACGTTATTAACTACGAGAGTGCTCACAAGGTAACAGGGAAGTACGACCTGGTTATCATTGATGAGGCTCATTCGCTTGGAGCGTACCCCAAACCAAGCAAACGTACACAGGAGATAAGGACTATTTGCGAAGGTTCACCCGTGCTTTATCTGTCAGGTACTCCATCCCCCGAAAGCTATTCACAACTGTATCACCAATTTTGGGTATGCAGCAAATCACCGTGGAAAAACTATAAAAGTTTCTATAAATGGGCGAAAGAGTACGTATATACACGACAGAAGAAAGTAAACGGGTATCTCATAAACGACTACTCATGTGCCAACAAACCAAAGATAGACAATGATACTAGAAACCTGTTTATCTCTTACTCCCAGGAACAGGCGGGATTTGAGGTGAATATTAACGAGCATATATTGCAGGTACAGATGGAAGACAGGACCGGAGAATATATCAGAAGATTACAAAATGATTTGGTTGTAGACATCAACGGCTATACTGTTCTAGGAGATTCACCGGCAAAGCTTTTGACTAAATTACATCAACTATCTTCCGGGAGTGTAATTTCCGAGAATGGCGAGCATTTGATATTTGACAGCAGTAAGGCGGATTTTGTGAAGAGTTATTTCCTAGATCAGAAAATTGCATTGTTTTACGTGTACCAATCCGAAGCGGAGTTATTGCAGTCTGTCTTCCCGGAATGGACAGACAGCCCGGAAGAGTTTCAAGCCTCATCAAATAAAGTCTTTATATCGCAAGTTCGTCGGGCACGTGAAGGCGTGAGACTTGATACAGCCGACGCTTTGATTTTCTTTAATCTCGAATTTAGTTATCTATCATACGAGCAAGGCAAGAACCGCCTAGTTTCAAAAGAACGCACCAGCCCGGCAGACGTTTACTTTCTTTGCTCTGACTGCGGGATTGAAAACAAGATACTGGAAGCGGTACACGGAAAGCAAGACTTTACACTTTCGTACTATGGCAGAACTAGAAAGTAAAATACAGGCTCGCATCATCAAACGGTTAGAGGCAGAAGGTTATTACGTGGTTAAATTGATTCTCACGAATAAGCCGGGTATTCCTGACCTGCTATGCCTAAAGAACGGGAAAGCATCGTTTATCGAAGTGAAAAGGCCGGAGGAAAAGCCCAGACCTTTACAAGAATACCGGATGAATGAATTAAGAAACCTAGGTTTTGAATGTGAAGTAAGAAGAGAATGAACTACCGAAATTTGACAGATAAAATATATTCAGCCAAAATAAGACGATTTAAGCCATTTTCTTTTGTGAGATGATGAGATATTCATCTTTGTGGAGAAAATCGTTTAGACGTAAACATTAGACCAAATAAAGGCAATTAATAGAGCACTGCTCAACTAAATAAATTATTAACAATCAAAATTTTAACATTATGAGAAAAAAAGTTTATTCGATCGAGAACCAAGACGGTTTAAATTTCAGTATACAAAAGACATCACCGTGCGCCATTACGCACAAGGGAAAGGAGAAGTTGCCCGAACAGATTACTTTTCTTTTTGAAGGAATTGATCCTGAATCAGATTTGACAGAAGATAACGATTTGGTATGTAGTATCAGTAAGGAAGAAGCTGTAAATCTGGCAATCCGTTTACTAAAGCTTAGTACGGAGAGAGTACCGGAAAACGGGCTGTCATTACATAACTTTTCAGGACACGATTTTTCCGTTCATCATGCCAAAGAAGATGGCGTACATATCGATGAACTAATTTTCGAGATCGGTAATCTGGAGGCGGACGATATTGCGGAGGATGGAACCATCTCCGTATGTCTGACTAACGAATCAGCAAAAGAGTTAATTAAAGTGTTGGCAAAGATTGTATAACCCAATACCGGGTAGGTCTGCTTCGGACGATCTACCCGGCATAAATAAAAATATGATTATGATAAGAGACGAATTATACATCAATAATACAAAGGTTGATCTAGGTAAAACGGATATTACTTTGAGTTATAAAAGTAATTTGCTAACCGATATTAGTAAGATCGTAAGTAATAGCAGCTATACTATCAAGCTACCGAAAACAGCGAGAAATCTTGCTTTGATTGAGTGTTCTCACATGCCGAGCTCAACAAGCCGTTATCCTTATCTAAAACATAAAGGTACATTATTGCGAAATGGTATTGAGATAATCAAAGATGCAATTGTAGTATTACTTGAAACCGGAGAATTTATAGAGATAGCTTTAATTTGGGGTAATGTCACTAACTTCGCCAGTGTAGTAAACGATGGTAAAAAATTGACGGATTTGAAATATGGAACAGTTGAGGGTACAGATTGGGTAGTGTGGAATAATAAAGGAAGCAATTCAGTACAGTTTCCTCTTATTGACTACGGGTTTAACTCTGATGATCCGAATGTGTGGTATCATCCGGTAATACCTGTTTGGTGGATACTCGATAAGATTCAGGAAGAAAACGGAGTGACGTTTAATTTTCCGTCTGACAAGCTTACTATCATAAACAAAATGATTATTCCTCTTTTGACAAGGAATGATTCACAAAAATTGTATGACAAATATAGAATCAATTTTACAGGAGATGGAGTATCCAGGGAACAATTAACAGGAGGAAGTACCCAATTATCCGGAAATATAGGTCTTAATATCAAATTCAATGGAGATAGTACTCAACTTAAGTACGGAAATATAAGGGAATTTACATATCAATCTTCTGTATCACCTTTTAGAACATTAACAACTAGAGGTTTTTCATCTTCCCATGATTCAGTAAATACTAAAGTAAAGGGGATTGTTCTTACAACATTTACAATGGCGTACAATCCAAGTAATATCGATAAAGTATATTTGGAAATACGGGTTAATGAATCTCTCGTGCATTCTATAAAGCCGACATCATTTCAGGAAATTGGCAATAAGCAATATAATGCAGGATTTAACATTGATGCAACAGTATCACTAAAACAAGAAGATACATTATTCTTTGTGTTAAACACGAATGATACAACTACTACGGCATCTCAATATACCGATTTGAATCTTACATTATCAGCTAGAGGTGAAGTTCTTTTTGGAGAGAAACTTCCCTTAGTTCCCAATCTTCCTGATGTTAAACAAATAGACTTTATCAAGGCCATTGCCTCAATGGTTGGTCTGTTTGCCTTACCGGATGGCGTAAATGGAATCAAGTTTATTCCCTTCGATAATCTGTCTGCAAACAAATCTAAAGCTGTAGATTGGACTAACCGTGTTATTATGGCTTATAGGAGTGCAACTCCACGAAGCCTTAAATATACTCTTGACAATATAGCTCAAAATAACAGATTCCGGTATAAAGAAGATGATAAGGTAAAAGGGGATTACGATGGAAATATACAGGTCAATGATGCCACGATAGATTACGAACGTGATGCTATTAAACTGCCTTTCTCCGCTTGCGATACAAAGAACGGAGTAGCTTATATCCCTATGTATTCCTACAACGAAAACGGGGAGTTACAATACAATAAAACAAATCCCCGAATATTGCTTCTTGACGGTACAAAAGGAGTATTCAAAGGGCTAGAATGGACTACCTTAATTGCAAATAACTACCAGACGTACAAAGGACTAATCAATGATGCAAAGGTAGTGACCGAGTATATCCGTCTCAACAGTATCGAGTTACGAGATTTAGAGATGGATGTACCGGTTTATCTAGCACAATATGGCTGTTATTTGGCTATCATAGAGATAAAGACTAATGAGAATGATATATGCGAGTGCAAACTTTTAAAATTATAATGACATGGAAGAAAATGTAGAAGAAAAGATTCGGAGCATTACCGAACAGGCCAATCAAACTAGAAAAATGCTTTTAGAAGAGTATTTGGGACATTCCATCTCTATGGAGGAGGCTATAAATATGGAAATACCGGACGAAGCTCTGGATCATCTAGGAGATTTGTAATTTAATGACTAAATATAAAAGACTATTGAAGATATGGCAAAATTTAATGAACAGATAATTCAAAAGTGTGTTGACTGGGTATGTGAGAACGGGCTTATAGATTATGGTGGTACAAAGCTTATTGATTTTTGTAATGTAATGGGAATCGGAAAGAGTACCTATTACCGATGGATGGAAAATGAAACTTTCGGAACTGCTATAAAAAAAGCGAAAGAAGATTTCAAAAACGGGTTAGAACGCAATGTTGTTTCTTCCCTTGCAAGGTCTGCCATTGGGTATGAATACGAACAGGTTTCTTCCGAATACTATATGGAAGGCAAGAAAAAGAAGTTGAAAAAGGAAGTAAGAAAAAATGTCCGTGTTGAGCCTAATGTGGGAGCTGGTATATTCCTTCTTACAAACCTTGCTCCTGATAGATGGAAGAACAAACAGAACACCGAGCATTCAGGAGAAGTTTCTACAGGATTGACCGTTGTAGTCAAGAACCAGGAAGAAGCGGATTTAATCAAACAATTAAAAGAACATTAGTTATGTCTGCACCTAAAGGAAACCAATTTTGGAAGTTGAGAAATAAGCATGGGAGAAGCAAGCGTTTTGCTTCTCCTGAACAGTTGTGGGAAGCAGCCTGTGAGTATTTTGCCTATTGTGACAGGACTCCATGGAAAGTAATCAAGAATAAAACGAAAGGAGAAATAAAGGAAAAAGAAGAAAGCCCTACACAACGTCCTTACTCTCTGACCGGGTTAATGGCTTATTTAGATGTTAGTAAGTCCTTTTGGAACGATTTTAAAAAAGGTAGTCATGAAGATTTTTCCGTAGTCATTACACGCATAGAGAATGTCATCAGGACACAACAATTAGAAGGTGCTATTGTTGGTGCGTTTAATCCCAATATAGTTTCCCGAATTATAGGTCTTTCTGATAAACAAAAGGTAACTCATACCATCAACAGTAAAGAGTTTAAAGGCTTTGATTTCTTACCTTATATTCCCAAAGCAGATGAAAGTATATGAGGTTTTAGCATCAAGCCGCTTTCTACTTGCTACAATGAACAGAAACGGAGTGAGCGCAGATGATATAATGTATCTTGATATGTTCTATGAGTATAGAGATATGCTTGCAGAAGGACGAAAAAAAGCCGAATTTCGGGACTTTCTTTCAAACAAGCATAAGCTATCAGCCTCAACAATAAAAAGAGTCATAAAACGTCTGAACGATGAATATAAATTATAGTTTTAATGGCTAAGTATAAACAAAAGTCCCGAACCAATCAAGGAACGGGGCTTATTATTTCTCTCATTTCAGCCTTTGCCAAAGGGGAAAGTTCTTTCATATAATTACATTTAAAAGCGGCTGATTCCAGGTCAAGCACATCATAACGAACGCCGGAACGTAACTTTCCATCAGCATCTTTATATTTCTTCACTATGCCAGCTTTTACCCATTTAGTAACATTTCCTTTGCCATACCGGATATGTGCCTGATTTTGAGATATAAATTGAGATTCTTTAAAGGAGTTGATCCGTTCTTTTTTACGACCCAGATTTTCTGCAAATTCTACTAGCTTAAACAGCAATTCTTCGGATATGGCTACAATCATATATATTTAGCAATGATTTCCTCAAATTTCGTTTCCGGCATCTTTTCTATTACTGGGAGCATCACATCAAGATACATACAATTAGCAAAACGAAAGTTTCCCTTTACTATATTCAACGTACGCACCTGTCCAGCAAACCTGTACAACCCATCGAACAAATAACGGTGTATGTCACACAATCCTTTTACGGTTCCCACCTCAATACGATCTATATCTCCAGTTTCAAACAAGGCATGAGCTTTGCAAAAGCTCAATTTATCTATTTCATTTGTATTCATACCCTATTGCATTATAGACAAATATCTTTGCAAAGAGGCTATTTCGGCCTCAACAACAAGTTTTTGAAAGGCTTCCGGCTTATTCTCTGTATGAGATTCTTCCAGTGCTTTATAATAACTTATTTTATCCTCATTGCTACCTTTTAAAGTAACCAATGTATACCCATTCCGTAAAAGATAAAGATTCATCAATAAACGTGACGTTCGCCCGTTTCCATCAATAAACGGATGAATACGTACAAGTTCGTCGTGAAGATATGCGGCTATAAGTACCGAATGTACTTTTTCTTCCTCCATCTGTCGGTACTTTATCATAAAATCCTCCATTTGTTTCTGTATTAGATAAGGTTGTGGCGGCATGTGGGTACTACCGGAAATCATAACGGGAACGGTGCGATACCGCCCGGCATTTTCACGATCTATTCCATGCAAGATAAGAGCATGTATTTCTTTGATAGTGCGTTCGCTTATCTCTATATCCTTCTTCGCTATATCTTTGATATAATCAATAGCTTCGCTATGATTGATAGCTTCCAAATGTTCACGCATAGACTTGCCGGATATGGTAACGCCTTCATTTACCACTAAGGCGGTTTCCTGCAATGTAAGGGTATTACCTTCGATTCGGTTACTTTCGTAAGTGTATTCTATATCTAAGGCGTCCTGTATCTTTTGCAACGCATCTTCCGGTAATGGACGTAAAGCGGATAACTCTTCTTTGAGTGTGTCAGCTTTATCTAACAACTGTTTTAAATCTTCATTCATGACTATTCTACTTTGATATTATAAAACAATTTCTCCGCTTTCTATTCTATCCAGCAGCCAGGACAAGTCCGATACGCTATTTATATTGTAATTGGTATCTCTTATGCGGATCACTCCAATAATACCACCGGAAGAAGAAGGTCCAAACAGTTCTGTAATATCAACCTCTAAAGCTGATGCAATCTTTTCCAATGTTTCAAGCGTTGGATTTCCATTTATAGCCCGACTTAAACTTTCTCTTTTCATTTCCATTTTATCGGCAAGGTCTTGAATTGTAAGCCCTTTTTCTTTACATACCTCTTTTACTGATAGTTTCATAATTATGTGATATTAAATGTTACAGTTGCAAATATACTCACATGAAACGTATATTATCACGTCCATTCGGTTAAGTAACGTTAAATATCAAATTTTATAAGATTCATATTTTGCAAATGTGACAATAAGGGTTACATTTGCATCATAAAAGTAACATTAATAATCACGAAACATGAAAAGATACGATTTAAGCAAGATAATGAAAAAAGCTTGGGCCCTATTTACGAACGCCCGTGCAAAGTACCCGACATTTGCCGATGCACTCCGTAAATCTTGGAAAACAGCAAAATGGGAAAAGTCCATAGCAGAAAAATGCAAAGCAATCGAAGAGGAAGAAAAAGTACATGAAGAAAAGGCACGTGAGAAAAGAGAGCAAGCCGCTATTAGTTCGGTTCTTTTTCGTGCACAAATCGAAGCCGACCGGATCAGAAGAGAAGCGGAAGCCAAAGCGGAACGCATGAAAGCCGAGATAGCAGCACGCAAAGAGGGTATCTCTTATAATGAATACCAGGACCGTATTAGTCGTGCAATGGGCTACGGATGTGGGTTGTATTGTGGTGATTGATTATTAATCGGATGGGGTCGTAAAACGCTACCCCATCATAAAATATACACTATGACAGAAACAAAGGTCTACAAGCTCCACGAGAGCAAGCAAGTAGAGGATATTACTACCATGCTAAAGATAGAAGGAATAAAGCATAATGTATTCGAATACGAAGAGTACACAGCAATAGAAGTGACCGGCACACCATTAGAAATAATAAGAGCCTCCACGATATACCAACAGGTTACAACTCTTAAACTATAACGAGATGGAAATATTGATAGTATTAGGTTGCTTGTATACCGGATATCGTTTTTTCAAGAAGCCCGGAGAGCACTTCTTTGATATTTAATCAATTATGAACGTAACACTAATTGTCTGTATCATCCTTCTTGCTTTCTGCGTATGGGATGAAATGTTTAACGATAACAATGGGAAACCATCAATATAAAATACAACTATGGGAATGATAATAGAACCCGCCAGCAAAGAGCGGACAGAGCAAGGAGAGCAGTTTATCGAAAGGCTGCTGAAGCTTCTACAGAACAACGATAAAGTAACGGTTAACATTATGTACTGCCAAACTTGCGTTATTGATAGCTTAGCTAGTATAGACTCTGGCACTAGTTATAATGTTAATCTAGGCAAAGACGGTTACACCGTACTAAATGAAATGGTTTACAACTCACATCAATAAATAAAAACATTATGGAATTTTCAGAAATTAGAGAAAAGTTTGAAGGTCTGAATGCAGACCAAGTTTGCAAACTTGCAAAGTTCGGTAAAGAGATTTTAGACCATGCCGGTATGTTCGGCTTATCATCTGGGTTGCTGAACTTGATTAAGGATATTCTCAACGCAGATAATTATGTGTTTGATGACAATAAGTGTACAATCGAGACACTTATACATATTATCAGCCTAGTTAATGATTTGACTGAAAAATGTTGGCATGAACGCAAAACCCCGCTTGGGCTTACAGGCCTAAAAGATGATAATGAATACTTAGGATTAAGAGACGAAACCGAAATCAAAGCACTATAATAGATTTTGTCAGGGGGCTTCGGTCCGACACATTAGTTGACGCCAATCAACAAAGCCACCCCGGTAACAATACGGTTGCCGGGTTTACATTTAAAAGAATCCGATTATGAATATACATCAAACATCACCACGGCCCGATTGCATCCACTTCGCCAAATGCGGTGAACGGTCTATAGCTTATTGCCGAAGATATGGCGCACATGAGTGTCTTTCGTGTCGGCTGGTTAAACGGAAGCCCAAAAACCGGGTTATAGTGGACGGAGTAGAACGGAAGAGATGCACACATTGCGGCAAGGTTCTTCCCCTTCACCGCTTCTATGATCGCACGGTGTTCCGGAACGGCAAAAGCTATCATTTAAAAACGTCATGGTGTCGGCTATGTATGTCCGGTGCTCAATGCGAAAGGAACAAAAGAAAATTAGCCGGGTCCAATTTTGGTCTCGGCTGAATATAAAGCAATAACTTCTTAATTATAATCGATTATGAAAACAAGAATCATTAATGCAAGCACTGAACTCAAAAATGAGCCGAGTGCGCACAAAAGGACTATGTCATCCGTGGAGATTGCGGAAATGACCGGAAAACTACACCATCATGTATTGCGGTCTATCCGAGCAATGGAACCGGCATGGGTGAAAGTAGCCCAAACCAGATTTGGTTGCGGCTCCTACCTAGACGCTAACAACCAAGAACGCCCTATGTATCTACTAGACTACCGGGAATGTATGTACATCGCTACCAAGTTCAACGACGAAGCCCGTGCAAAGTTAATTCTCCGTTGGGATGAACTGGAAAGAGAAGATAGGGCAAAGGAATGTAATGCCCTACCTGATCCGACAGATTCCGGAGCAGGTCATACGGTACATGAACTTATCGAATGGGTAGGCGCTTTGCAAAGGTTAGGCGGAGCGGATAAAGCCTTAACACTGGAACTAATGAAGAAGATAGCGGAAGAAAAAGGTTTGCCAATGATTGATATACCCGTTTCTACAGAGAACACACCGGAAGAAAAACGCCCATGCATTGAGAAGCTTACCCCATCCCCTGCAAAAGAGAAAGATAAATGTAAGATAGTACGCAAAGCATACACTTTGACGGACCTGTTAAAGATACACGGGAAAAAGTACACGGCAGCACAATTCAACCAGTTGTTGATAGAAAAAGGCTTCATGGAGATTCGCAACAAAAACGGGGAATCATATAAAGCAATATCCTTAAAAGGATTAAAGTACGGAGTGAATAGTACACGCATTGATTATCCGGACACGTTACTACCTGTTTGGTATAGCGATACTTTCCCAAGGCTTGTGGAATTGATAGAAGAGCCGGATCCGTTTTGATAGAAATTTATATCTTTGTAGTTGGAATCATGGACTATCCTTTTAAGTTGGTTGCAAGCTATTTTTGATTCATTCATTAATATTTTTGTTTTGTGTTTGTGCGCTTATGCTGTTTCGTCGTGAGATGAGGCAGCATTTCTTATTTGCTCGTATTCCTTTCAGGGATTGCGGTTTTAGGGCTTTCTCTTTTTGGATGATAGTATGTCCGCCCAATAAAAGAAAATCGCTCAGACGCAAACCAAAAGGTGAGAAAACGAGCGTTAAACAAGCGTTATTCAAGTAAAACGGCATAGGATAACGTAGGAAAATCTCACATTATAGTACAAACATACTATTGCTTTCGAAGTAAGAAAACGGTTTGAAAACGGTTATAAATTACTCAAATATGCACTGTTTTCCAAATCATGTACATTTATCTATATTTACATTATTCGCTTAGATTCCTATAGGTGATTATTCCCGTCTTATAACTAGAGAAAACGGCGGAAAAACGGCGGAAAACGAGCAAAAAACGAGCAAAACACCCTAAGGTTACCCTAAGGATAAACTAAAGAATTAGGGCAAGGGTAAAATGTGATTTTTGATAATCCTCATGATTGATAATTCTAAATAACCGTTATTTGGAACTGATACACTACAAAGATTTTTCCGTAGTCATTACGCACGTATGAAAGAAATTCTCCAAAATTCGGATTTTTCGGATGCTATAAAAAAGGGGAAGAAAATAAGCATGAAGATTTTTTCACGGTCATTATGTACGTATAATAATAGATGTATAGGTATGATAAATATTTGAGTTGTGCAAATGTTGTGCAATTAGTATAAAACAAAAACCGCAAAAGCTTAATAATTAGCTATTTGCGGTTTTTGCTTGTGATTCAAGTAACGTTCTTTAATCGCCTGATTATTAATTGTTTACATAATTGTATAGCCTACAATATGCCTACGTTTGTTGTCTATTACAGGTTATTTCTTACTTAATAAGACTTGTATTAGACGTTCTTTCTCTTCAATGATCCTTTCTAAATCAGCTATTTTTGCATCCTTATCAAGTTCATTCGATTTTATTCCAGGTATGGGAATATTATCAAAGAATACACCTACAGGAACCTCCAAAACCTTTGCAATAGCTTCAATAGTTTCCGTATTCGTTGTTCCTTTTCTGATCATGGCCTGTATACTGCAATCCTTTTTCCCTATACGAGAAGCGAGTTCACGTATGGTGATTTTTTTTAGTTCACACAAATCCCTGATTAGTAAAAAATTAGCCATAATATTTCGATGTATAAAGAATTATTAACATGATTATTAATCACTAGTGGTGAAAATAAATATATCTTTGCTTTATAAAGTTATTAATAAAAAACGCACTTACAATAATAGTATGGCAAAAAAAACATTAAAAAAGAACGAGGACGGCGAAAAGTTGAGAATGTATTTATACAACCTTCCTCTAAAAGAATCTGCTGCAACAGCGCTAAAACTGGCAGAAGCATGCAAAGTACCGTATTACACGATTAGTAACTGGCGCTCCGGACGTTGTCGTATTCCCGAACTTGCAAAGGATAAGATTGAGGAAGTAACAGGTGTGAAAATCTTTCATAGTGAAAATCTTCCTCCAAAAAGTGAATAAATATTCGGGGCGGCTTTTGCCGCTCCATAGAATAACCGCCGGAGTGTGGAGATAACCCTGAAGGGCGAAAGCGGGTGTTATTGATAGTTCGATGCTATCCTCCGGCACATAACAAGATAGATATGAAGATAATAGCAAAACAAGGTTCAGCGCTTGAGAAGCTACTGAAACAAATGAATGAACGGCTTTTGCGTGAACAAGACGAAGCTAAAGATATGATTCAGGAATATTGTGGTTCAAGACCAGATAGTATCGGTTATGTTTGGGCGTTTGGCTTCACTGCCGAGTGGTTTTATACACTTATAGGTTTTGAAAACAAGGAGTTTGTTCCTGAAAAACTGGTTCTGAATAATGAAGATAAGAAGCATCCGTGTTGGAAAATCAATAAACGAAAAAAGGAGGGGCGAGAATTTATAGACAAATGGTGTAAAAAATTCCGAGGTATAGATGGTAAGCCTCTTAATAGGTTTGGAATTCCAGTGATGCACGAAGAAACAGGACGCTACTTCCATTGGCTCCCGCTTGAAAAAGATGGTATCTATTACGTTTCAGTAGGTTCTTCCATTCTTGAATGTATGCCATCGGCAAAAAATGAGCAGTTTGAGATAGAGGTTTAACATATAACGGATTAAATAAAAGTATACAATAATGAAAGCAACAATCACCACCCCGGACGAATTAACCATACTTCAAATAGAGGGAAGTAATGGGACTTATAAAATATTCAGTAGTTTCCGGCCTACGGAATCCCCTACGTTTGTAGATGCGATAGAGCAAAAATATAACTTGATGGAAATAAAGAATCTTTCTAACGGAAAAGGTTATTTCTTGGTTCATTTGAATAAGCAGCAACAGGAAACTATCATAGAGGATCTGAACGCTATCCTTTACGAGAGTGTAACGTGTGTGTGGTAGGAATAATATGAAAGAAGATAGACGCCTGCGAAATTTACGTTATCAGATGCGTAAGAAGGGGTACCAGTTTGATAATAAAAACTTGGTGGTTATTATGCCTTCGCATGATAAACGTTCTATCCTCCAGGAAAAGAGATTAAGCAAATTTGGTTTTTCAATCCAATATAATCTATTTGAACAATGAAGAATAAAGATTTAAAATACATTGCCCACGCTATCATTGTGGTTGCTTTTATGGGGCTGATTGCCTTTGTCATTTACTTTACGGGTAAAACCGCCTTTCTTTGGCTTCTGTTATTCGTCTTCCTGTACCAACCCTGGGGAGAAGTGAAAGCGAAGCAAACGGAAAACAACGAATAATAAGTAACTATGTAACTTTATAACGATGATCAAGGCAGAAGACATTTACAAAGTAACCAACAACGGCTTGGATATCATCTTACATTACTATCCGCAAGCCCGGGATTGTGTAGGAACTAACCGCCATTTTAAACGCCGGCCGTCAGAGGATGATGCGTCGGCCTGTATCAAATTATTCGGGAAGGAAGGTTCCCTGCAAGTTTATAAAGTAACGGATTTTGGTGATACCGGAACGGCTCAAAGCCCCATAGACATTTGCATGTACGAAGAAGGTCTCCGGTTTAACGAAGCAATTTTAAAACTTGCATCCATGTATAACGTAACCGACGAGCTGAACCGTAGCGTAAATAAACCGGATATCCGTAAGGTTCCGGCCAACCAGGATCAGAAAGACGGTACTAAAATATTTGAGCTTGCCGATCACCTTACTCCGGAGCAATTACGCATACTCGGCCCCCGTGTCACCCAGGAGAACGCCGAGGCCCTGCACTGGTATTCGGCCAAATATATAGGGTATGTAAAGAACCGCGAGGTAACATATAAATACGCTACTACGACATACCCGATCTTTATGCGTGAATGTCTGGTAAAACCGGCCGAGGGTGACGCCCCCGAAGTAAAATTCTATAAAATATACGAGCCTTTGAACCCGGACAAACAGTGGCGTTTTTCCTATACTCCGGAAGGTGTCAAGCCCAAAGACTACATAAACGGCCTTTCCGAACTGAAAGCCTTATACCGGGAATTTAATTCCAGGGAAGAAGCCGCGTTTAAAAAGAATCCGGCCAATGCTGAAAAACCATATAAGGAACAGAAGCTGCAGGAAGCCTTCATTTGTTCCGGAGAACGCGATGCCTTGTGTGTTAAGTCGCTGGGATTCCCCCCGATCTGGTTTAATTCTGAAACGTATAAACTTTCTGAACAGGACTATAAAGAGATTATGAAATACGTTGAAGTCCTGTATAACATACCTGATATCGACACGACGGGCAGGGTGAAAGGGACGGAACTTGCACTGCGCTTTATTGATATCCACACGATTTGGCTACCGGCCTGGCTTACTACTTATCGGGATCAGCGCGGCAAACCCCGTAAGGACTTCCGGGATTTCATGGAATTGAGAAGCAAAAGCGAGGATTTCCGTAACCTTATGACGCTTGCAATGCCCGCCAAATTTTGGTATTCCAGACTTAACGAAAAATCCAGGCAATGGGACCACAATATAGACGCGGACTGCCTTCACTACTTTCTACGCCTTAACGGTTTCTACTCCCTGCATGATGAAAACTCTAGTTCAACAAAATACATCCGTATAACCGGTAATATCGTAAAGCTAATCAAAGCAAAGGATATCCGGAAGTTTATTCGCGGTTGGGCACAAGAGAGCTTTTTACATCGTGATATAAGAAATCTTATTCTAAACAGTCCCAAACTATCAGACACCGCACTGGACAATTTGCAAGAAATAGAATTGGATTTTACCAATTATACGCATAATACACAAATGTTTTTCTTTCCAGGATGCAGCATGGAAGTAAGCGGGCACGGCATAAAGGAACATCCGGCCAACGGCAGCACATTATCCCACTACGTCTGGGAAGAAAACGTTTTAAAACACAAGGTGCGTCTAATGGAAAATATGTTCACCATTTCCAGGAAAAAGGATATTGAAGGTAACGATGTCTTCGACATTACGATAAACTCCGTTCCGTCTAACTTCTTCGGCTATGTAATCAATTCCAGCCGTATTTATTGGCGCAAAGAACTGGAGTATAATTTTGAGGATAAAGGGGTAGGGGAATCCGAAGCCTACCGGGAAAAGCATAAATTCGATATTGAGGGGGAAGGACTTACTGCGGAGGAAGTCGCCGAGCAGAAAAAGAACCTTATCAACAAGATTTTTACTATCGGCTACATGCTGCACCGTTATAAATCCCCTTCGCGCGCATGGGCACCGCAAGCCATGGACAACAAGATAGGCGAAGATGGGGAGTGTAACGGACGATCGGGAAAGTCCTTCATGTTTAAGGCTCTTTCCTACTTTATGAAGACCGTTAAACTTTCCGGACGTAATCCTAAGCTGATGGATAATCCGCACGTGTTCGATCAGGTGAACCAACATACCGACTTTATCCTGGTGGATGATTGTGACCGGTATCTTAATACAGGCCTTTTTTACGATATTATCACGTCTGACATGACCGTAAACCCGAAGAACAACCAATCGTTTACAATACCCTTTGAAGAATCCGCAAAATTGGGGTTTACAACAAACTACGTTCCCATAGATTTCGATCCGTCAACGGAAGCCCGTTTGCTTTATCTGGTCTTCTCTGATTACTACCACCAACGCACGGAAGATAACGACTACCGGGAAACACGTTCTATCCGGGACGATTTCGGCAAAGACCTGTTTTCTAAGACGTATTCCGAAAGTGAGTGGAACGCGGATATTAATTTCTTCTTGCAGTGTTGCCGTTTTTATCTTTCTCTTTGTGAGGAATCCATTAAACTACTTCCACCAATGGAAAATATAATCAGGCGTAAATATAAGGCCGATATGGGCAATAACTTCGAGGATTGGGCTAATTCTTACTTTTCTCCGGATAGCGAACACCTGGATTCTTTTATTGTACGTGAAAAGGCTTTCGCTGATTACAAGAGCTTTTCCGGTGTTAGTAAAATTACAATGCAACGTTTTACAAAAGCTCTGAAAGGATTTGTGGCTCTTTGTCCCTATATCGAGGAACTTAATCCGAAGGACCTTTGCAATTCTCAGGGACGTATTGTCCGTAAAGACAACGAAGGCAAAGCCGCTGATATGATTTATCTACGTTCATGCGGCCAGATGGAAACATCCACCGGCGGAGATCCGGCACCGGTTGATCCGACATTTGTATTTGTACCCGATGAACGAACCAACGATGAATAACGCTCATTTGAAATTAAACAGCATGACCGAGTTTACGGCACTTTGGAACAGCGGCGAGAAGTTCCGGAACTTTGCCGAGCAGGTTTACCACTACCTTTGGCGGATGAAGCCGGGCACTGTCTTGATATTGGAGCGTTATTCGGGTGAGCGGTTGGAATGGATCATAAAAACGGCCTGTGTCTTTATCCTGGAAGGAAATAACTGGATAGAGTATGAATTTAATGAAGACTATACGGCTGTCATACACCGTAATGTAGCTCCGGACGTTAGAAAGTGGATATTGAACCGTTGCCACCGGGTATAAGAGAATCCGACACCGGTAAAATACAAAAAGAGGGATCAGATACGAAAGTGTCGATCCCTCTTTTTGTCTGGAAACAAGCGTGCGTCCCTACTTATCCCTCCCCATACCCCACCACTATTTCATACAAAATTTTAGTAACTCTGTAACCTTTGTTTGCTTGAAAGAAAATAATCTGAAAATCAAATAGATAAAGGGAAACAGAAGGTTACAAAGTTGCGGTTACAAATCGGTTACTAACTTTTTTTGTTTGTAACATCTATCTTTTCATCTATTACCGGAGGACCCGGTTACAAAGTATTTTTCTTCTATTTTTTTGTAACAGAAATTAGTAACGTTACTAAGTTGCTAAGATACAGTATTTTATCTTTACCGGTTGCCCGGTTACGAAATTACAAATATTTAGTGTTGAATTATATTATATCACAGGGAAGCGGAAACAAAGTGCGGTAAATCCGGGGATAGAACGTGCTATAATTATTTTTTCACGATACATTTATTAAAATATCGGTTATCTGCCTACATTTTGGTATAAAAAGCAGAATAACAGCGTATAAGGAAGTATCTTTGCGGTTGAACTTGAATTTTATTGTTATGATTACCACCCGAATACAGATTGAACCCTATTTGGCCGAATATATCAGGGGTAAATACTACGATGAAACAGTCGGTACCGTACGTTTTCCTTCTCATTCTGATATCTATGTGACAATTTACGATTTGATGGAAAAACGGCCTGTTAATTGCCCGTCCGATCGTGGCAATCTTGAATTTATGTTGCCTGATCGTAGAGAGGCTAATTTTGCCGGTGGCAAATCACCGGAGCAATTCAATTACATTTCTATTCGTGGAACCCGTTTTCTTGAAAAGAGGTTCCGGGCATTGATGTGGGCCGAATTGCATGAGGTTATGGACGAAAACAAACATTTGCATGGCGTTGAGTTTAAAGAAACGGTTTTTACCTTTATGAAAAGATATTCTATAGCTTCCATCCAGGAAGACGGCCTATTGAAAAACTACCAAAGATGGCGGGATAGTTTCAGGCGTAAAACCAAAAGGGCTTATAATCGAAAAAAAATGTAAAAAACACGGTGTTTTTTACCTACCAACTGTATCTGTTTGTCCTTTTTTGTCCGGTTTTTGGCTGAAAAGTGCTGAGTGATTGATTATCAATTAATTACAATTGTAATATGAAGAAAAATATAGTTTCTGCGGCTCATAGCCTCTTTCTTGTGTCCGTATCTAATGTTTTATCATTTGGGGTGGTACATTCCCGCGCTTTTATAAAAAGTATCGGGGAAGCGGAAGAAATAAAGATCGTTCCGGGGAGTTTTGTTCCGGGGGATGGTTTAAGCGACGGGCTTTATAATAAAAAACATAGTTTTAAGCTATCCGATGTTTCCGTTAATAAGACGGATTATCTGGAAAATTTGAAAAAAGGCCGCTATGTTGCTTTTTATGTCGATGAGAACGGAAACGAGCGTGTTTCAGGTTCTCCGGATTATCCTCTTTCTTTGTCTTACGAGATCAAAGGCGGTCTTTATTCCTGTACCCTGACCGGGTTTTCCATTGATCCGGACGCCTTCCGATAACTTTTCCCGTCCTTCTTTACCTATAATATAGGCGTTTTCTTTGTCGTAAAAAAGAGAACGTGGATAGAATACAGGAGATTTTTACAGCACATTGGGCAATTGCCGATAACGATTATTACCGGTTGCTTTCTTTGCTTGTACCGTGTGTTGCCGCCGGTAACCTGGACGCAATAGAGAAACGGCTCGACAAAAATAAAATAACCGCTTACGCTACTACCCCTTATCTTGCCAGCAAATGGGAACTGGACGACGATAATTTACCCGTAGACAGCGTGGCCGTCATAACATTGGAAGGCACTTTATATTCTTGGGAAACTTATCGTTTGGAAGAAAGGCTCCGGCTTGTTTTCAGTAACCCGAAGATTTGCGGTGCGGTTCTTTGGATCAACGGACCGGGAGGCATGGTCGCACATGTAGACCTGGCAGCAAAAATGATTGCCGAAGCCCCCAAACCCATAGCCACTTATGTAGCCGGTACCATGGGAAGTGCTCATTTCTGGTTAGGCACTTCCGCCGGAAGGACTTTTATTGCTTCCCCTATGTGCGAGGTGGGTTCTGTGGGGATTATGCTTACTTATCAATCCTTTAAGGAATATTTCAAGAAACAGGGTATTGATTACCGGGAAATTTATCCGGACAGTGCAGACCTGAAAAATTATGAAACGCGGGTTATTGAAAAGGAAAATAACGAGGAGCCTATAAAAGAACGGCTTACCGTGATGCACCGTATATTCTGTGATGCGATCAGTAAGAACCTGGGGATTTCTTACGATCCGCAGCTTCCTCTTTTCAGAGGACAGATTTTTACCGGTGATGTAGCCGTAGCGAATGGATATATCGACCAGTTCGGCACATTGGAAGACGCTGTAAAGTGGGTATTGGCACAGGCAACCGTAAGAAAAGTAAACGAGATGTATAATATATAGTATTAACTTCAAAATTTTGTATATATGAAATTTAAGAGCTTTTCCGCTCATATTCTGGCTTTATTGGGCTTGTCGGAATGGAGCAGGGTAGAGGACAAAAACTCTATCACAGTCGAGGAAGTGGCAAAACTGAAAAATTACGGTTTTACCGAAAAATTCCTCACGGATTTTAAGGCGTCCCTTGAAAATGATTTCCAGGACGAAACCGAAGACGGGGGACAGGGAGAGGGAAACGATGAACCCAAAACTACCGCTTTCCTCCGTGGCCTGTTGGGTGACACTGCCGCCCGTCTGACGCAGGCGCAAGAACAGCTTGAGGCACTGCAAGCACAACAGAGTGAGGAAGACAGAAACAACACGGCGGCAATAGCCAAAAAAGATGCGGAAATCAAAAAGCTTTCCGGTATTATCGCCCAACTTTCGGAGGCTTCCGAAAACGATCCGGGCAAAGGCACACAGCACAGCGCACACATGGACGGTAAAGGAAAGTTTAATTTGCAGGACGAAAAACAGCTGGGAGGCTTGCAGGGTGAAATGTTCTCACTTGACCGCCCGTATAACCTTCGCGCCAAAGCCGCATTAATGGAAGCTGCCGGTTTTGAAATGATCGCTCTTCCGAAAGCAAGTTCCATGGATTACAGCCGTTTGAAGGAAGATCTTGGAGCATTTTACCGTATCCCATGGCAACAGCGTTTGCAGTCGTTTTTAATGGAACTTCCTTCCATTGAAAGTATTTTCCCGCTTGAATCCGGTTATCAGGACCTGGCTACGTTGGTTAATATCTGGCTGGGTGAGTTCTCACAGGCCGGTAATGAGGAATCCGACTTTGACAAGGTGACTAAGGGTTCTTATGAGTTCGACGACGAAACCCTGCGTATGTTCAACGTGATGTTTGCGCACCGTTTTAAAAATTTAAAGGCTCTGGAGAAAACCTGGATCGGCACTTTGAACAAGGAAGGTTCAAACCCTATAAAATGGTCTTTCATCGAGTACATCCTGGCCGAAACAGCGAAGAAGTTGCATAACGAGCGTGAACAACGCCGTATTAACGGAATCCGTAAAGATCCGAATTTGAACGAACCGGGCAAAGCACTTGCCGCGGCTGACGGACTGTATGAGTTCTTGAATAAAAAAGTGAACGGACATACCGATATCAATAACGGAAAGCTCGTTTACCAGATCAAGCCGTTCGAGTTGGGAGAAATTACCGAAGCAAACATCGGTGAAAAAGTGTACAAGGGTACTTCCATGATTCCGGCCGTTCTTCGTGATAGCGGAAACCTGGCACTTTATATGCCTTCTCACTTCATTGTATTGTATCATAAATACAATGAATTGCATTACGGACAGAATCAGGATTACAAGGCTAACATTATGTACGTCAAGGAATACCCGGGGGTAAAGATTATTCCCGTGCCTAATGCGGATAACCACCACCGTATCTTCTGGACGTTTGAAGGCAACATTAAGACGTTTGAGGACAAACCGGGTGAAATGACAGCGTTCAATCTGGAACAGGAGGACTGGAGTTTGAAAGTCTGGAGTAACTGGCGTGAATCTATCTGGGCTATTGCCGTAGGCTTCAAATATACGAAGAAGGAAGATATGGACTATACGCGCCAGATGATCTTCTGTAATGAGTACGACCGCCCGGCGTCTTACTTTGTGGATGCTGACAAGGACAAGAACCCGTCGGCCAAACTTCACACGTCCATTGTTACCGTAGCTAATACGGCCGAATTTGCTATTACCGATATTGAAGATGCGCCGGTAGGTGCGGTTATTTCCCTGAAATGCGGAAGCGTGGATAAGGGTGTTAAGATCGAGAAAAGCGGAAATTTCAGTCTTATTGACGACGATTGGGAACCTGGCAAGGGAGATGTTATCAAACTGATGAAACGTGCCGACGGTAAATTTATCGAGATCAGCCGCGAAAATGCCTCTTCCGATGCGTTGCAGTTTGCGCCGGATGAAACGGCACCTTCCTTGCTTGACGGCGAAGTATTTGTTACCGGTGTAAATACAAAGGCAACGGCAATCACCAACTTTACTGATGCGGAAGCCGGAATCGTTTATACGATTTACGGAAACGGTTCTGAAAATGCTTCTACCATTGCTAACGCTGGAAACTTTGTCCTTACCGAAGCTATGACGCTTTCCGAAGGCAAGTTTATCAAATTGGCAAAAGCTTCTGACGGTAAATTCTACGAAGTGGCAAGAGGCTAAATTAATCGGAAGGGGTACTTTATCCCTTCCATTTTATAACCTTATAAATCATTAAGTTATGACATACGTAAAAGCAAGTGTAAGAAGACCAGTCGGCAATCCCGGTAACGGTATTCAGCCCAAGGATCAGCTCGTAATTTACGACGTTGACGATATTCTTTCCTTTCCGCAGAGAAATGAGGCTGGCGTGGTTATTGAGAATGACATCGTAATGAAGGCGGGACGTTATGCGATCGGTATTTACCTGACACCCGGTACCGCTGAAATCAGTTCCAACAGTGACGGGGAAACCGATGCGGAAGGTTATACGCCTTCCATTAAGTTCAATCATCCCGGTAACGAACAGGAAATCCGTGAGTTTAAGACAAACTGGCTGTCCAAGAAATGTATCGTTGTGCTCCGTTATTGTAGCGGAAAGCCTGCCGATCTGATCGGAACGCCTTGTAACCCGTGTAAGTTATCCGTATCTTATACCGGTTCCAATGAATCGAATACTAACGAACTTACTTTCGCCCAGATCAGCAAGGGGGATGATATCGCCATCTATAAAGGTACCGACACTTTGGAAGAACCGGTTGCCATCGTGGAAGCTTCTGCCACAGATATAGAGTACCAGACGGACGGACAATACCAGCTTTCCGGCGGTGCCGCTAAGATTGCAGGCATTACCGGGGGAAGTCATGGATCGGTAATTACTCTTATGGGATGTTCCGGCGTTGCGCCAACAGTGGAGAAAGGGGGTAATTTCCTTCTGAAAGGTGGTAAGACGTTCACCGCTTCCGAAGGCTCACAACTGACATTGCGGGCATTCGACGACGGATCAGAGGATCTGAAATGGATTGAACAAAGTCGATATGAGGCATAAGTAAACGGCTTTAATAAATAAAAAGAATCCCGGAACCTTAACAGCTCCGGGATTTTTTTTATTTGACTTTTAATTCGATCGGTTTACCACAATGGGGACAGGTGATCGTATTCTTTGTTTCCTGTACTTCCTGGCTGGATGCGAATAGTTGCCACATGGGGACATCTAAAGTAGTGGCGAATCTCTTAATAGTTTCTAAAGTCGGATTTTTCATTAATCCATTAAGATTTTGTTTTTTAATACCCAATAAGTCTGAAAAGGCGGTTTTAGTTAATCCCTTTTCTTTTAGTAATGCTTCAAAATTATCCATATCATTAAAATTTAATGTTGTAAAATTACGAATAGTTACTGTAGTAATGATATATGTATTACTAAATAGTGTTAAGGTAAGTTTTAAATATTACTTTTTGCTTGTTTGGTAATGATTTATGCATTACCTTTGTGATATCAAAAAGGAAATAAAGTAATAACAATAAAAAATATAAAGATTATGAAAACAAAAATGAATGATAACGTAAAAGGTAATTTAATAGCTCAGATCATGGGTGAAATGAAATCAGCCGCTTTATTACAAAATAAGCCTTTTGATGAAAGTATTTTCTTCGACCTCATATTTATGAGTGATAAAGAGTTATTGAATGTTTCAAAACTTTGTGGTATTAAATAATATAACATCAACCAGCAGGGCGAAAGCCCTGCATAAATGATATAAAGAATGAAGGATATAGAAGTAAGCGGTGCACATATCACGGATGAAAGTGCCGAGATCTTAAGACAGTGGCAAATTAAAACTGAACCTGTATCCGCTTGCTATATACGGGTAATAGAGGAGACAATCGACGATTTGACGGATGAAGGAGGTGATCCCCTTTCTCCGGAAAAGATAGTAGGACGGATAAGAACCTTGCGGATGATGAAAAAGGATATTGAAATGTTATCAGGTGTATAATATCAATTTGAATAATTGTAATAACAAAGGGGAGCCTTCAGGTTTATTGCCCCTTTGTCCTTTTTTAAAGGTAATTGCCTTCTTTTCTTTGTACAACTAAAATTAAATGTATTATGAAACAGGAAATTATTACCTATTTGGCCGGTCCTCGTAATTTTATCGAAGGCGTGGAACTTTACGAAAAATACGGCGTTAATCGTATGTTGAAGAAATCTTTTCGCCGTCAGGGTGAGACGGAAACGATGAAGGCCATTCTTTTAGAGGAATTACGGAAGCTGGCCGGGCTTTCCGAGCGGGAATTTAAGACGATCCGCCGTAATTCCAAACAACCGGTCGTTGAAAAAGTGGAAAATAAAAAAGCAGAAACAACCCAACCGGAAATAAAATACAGTGATGATTTATTGCTGGAGCTGGCCGAATCCTTCGGCGTCAGTGTGGAAGAACTTGTTTCGTCAGACTTCCGGGATAAGGTACTTTCCATGGATGAAAATGCCGACCGTGTGGATGAATTGGAAGAACAGCTGGAAGAAGCGGAACAACGATACAAGGCAGCACCGGAAACCGTTACCAAAATGATACGTTTCCGCGAGAAGTTTACATTTCTGAACTCTCCGGATTGTCCTGATATCCTCAAAATACTTGTTTCCGATATGTTCACCGCTTATGGAAAGTATAAAGAAGCGTTTGCCCGCCTGGAAGCTGCTCCGGATGATATAAGCTCATTAACTACGGCGGAAGAGGCGCAGGCAGTTGTGGAAAATTTCATAGCCAACCGCGAGATGTGGGACGAGCTGGAATATTACCGGGAAAATGGGAAGATACTGGGCAAATGCGAAAAGGTAAAATCTTTGTCGGTTCGTAAAGGAGTTGAAAACCTTTCGGATATTGACATACAAAAAGCGTTGAATAACGCGCGTGCCAATCTTTCCAAGAACAAAACAAAGCTGGAACAGGCCGGGGATGATGAAAAGAAAAAGGCAAATGCATTTGCACTGGTCCAAAAGTGGGAGACTACATTAAAGGCAATAGAGGAAGAAATCGAGGTACGAAAAAAAAAGTAGTCGAACTTATTGCCACTTTAACAGAGAAGCGGAAACGGCTCACAAAGAATCAGGGCCGTTTTTCTCACCCGTGCGACCGTTCGGAATTGGGGCACCAGATCAAAATATTAACCATCCGGATAGAAAAAGAAGAAAGCCGGTTTAAGCAACTTTCCAATGATTAAAAACAAAATTTATAACGAGGATTGCCTGGAGACGTTGAAATGTATTCCAGACAACTCGGTCGATTGTATAATTACCGATCCGCCTTATTTTCTGGGAATGACACACAACGGGCAAAAAGGCTGTTTTAAGGATTTATCCATCTGTAAACCTTTTTACCGGGATTTGTTTCTGGGGTTTAAGCGGGTGAAGAAGCCCGAGGCTTGTGTTTATTTTTTTACGGACTGGCGCGGGTATGCTTTTTATTATCCGTTGTTTGATTTGTATCTGGGAGCGTCAAATATGCTCGTTTGGAACAAGCAATCGGGACCGGGAAATCATTATGCTTTTACGCATGAACTTATTTTGTTTCATTGTGGCAAAAATGTTTCCATTGGAGCCACCAATATAATAGACAATATTAAATCATTCTCTTCCGGAGCTAAAAAGATAGAAGGTGAGAAAGTCCATCCAACACAGAAACCGGTGGCGTTGATCCGTAAACTGATTGAAGACAGTACAAAGCCGGGGGATCTGGTCCTGGACACTTTCGGCGGTTCCGGTACTACGGCCGTAGCAGCCATTGAAAGCGGCCGGAATTTTGTTTTAATGGAACAGGACGAAATTTATTATTTCACGGCACAGAAACGGATAAAAGATGCGTATGAACGATTTAATGGTAGTAGATAGTATTTACCTGGATGCTCAGCAAAAAGAGGATGTACGGCGTTTGTCTTCTTTAGGGTATTCTCCGAAAGATATAGCCGTTTCCCTGGGGCTTTCTTTGGAAGGTTCCGGGCTTTTTGTCCGGGATGCGGAAACGGTGGGAACTTCCGTTAACTTTCTGATCCGGGAAGGGATTCTCGTAGCACGTGCCGCACCTGAAATAAAACTTCATGAAGCGGCGGAAGGTGGAAACGTGGAAGCTATAAAACAGCTGGAGGCCGTACGGAAAAGACATACTTTCGAACGTTTAATCGAACAAATGGATGACGACGAATTTAATTAAGCCCTCACGAATAGACTTTGACAAGGTGGATATCAACCAGATTCAAAGGATTCTTTCTACCGGTACGCTGGAAGCACTCGCGCCCGATGAAAGGGAATATTATAGTCTTATGGAAATGGTACGGGGCCTTCGTGCCCGTATGCGTATAAATGGCAAGTTGGTGACAAAGGCCGGTATCATCCGCCTTTTGAAGTCGGAACCTTACGGCCTTTCGGACTGGATGGCCCGCCAAGTGTACGCTGACAGCCTCAATTTCTTTTATACACAGGATAATGTACGCCCGCAGGCTTTTGCTAACCTGTATGCGGAAAAGGCCGAAAATTGGGCGAATACCGTTTTTCTTATGGGTAATGTAAAAGAGGCCAAGAACTTGCTGAAACTGGCGGCGGAACTTCGCGGATGTTATAAGGAACAACAAACCGAAATACCGGAGGAACTGCTTTCACAGAAAAGTACGGTTATATATACTACCAGCCGTAAGGATCTGGGTGTTCCTGAAATAGACCGTAAGGAATTGGAGGAATTTATCGACGCGATACCGGAAATTCCTGTTATTGTACGCGAAAATATCAAGGAAGATGCGCGTATTAAAGCTTTTGACCTGAAAAAACGTATGTTATATGATATCAAAGAGTTCGGGGAAGATAATGAAGGTGAGTAACGCCGATGATGTGGAAATAAAATACGGCCACATTATCCAGGTCTTGACGGACTGGATAGATACCACTATCCTTGTATCTATTGACGGCCGCGGTACTGCCAAATCTACCGTTATACAAGCAAGACGTTCCGCCCGGTGTGTTGAAGAAATGCCCGGTGGGGCGTTCGCTTTTGTAGCCAATACTTACAGCAACCTGGAAGATAACATAATGCCTGCCGTACAGAAAGGATGGCAGCTTATGGGTATGATCGAAGGGGTACACTATGTGAAAGATACCCGTCCGCCTGAATCCTGGCGGCGTAAATGTTCGGTTATTGTGGATGATTACAAGCATGTTTATAGTTTCTGGAATGGATGTGTTATTTTCATGGGGTCATTGGATAATCCTTCATTATTGGCCGGAAAGTCTGTAATACATCTCTTTTATGATGAAGCGAAGTACGATAAGGAAATGAAAGTAAACCGCGCTATGCCGATTCTTCGCGGTGATGCGATCACTTACGGACATTCTCATTTATTTCTGGGGATAACCATTACTACCGATATGCCGGATATTGACGAAAACGAGTTCGACTGGTTCTTCCGGTACGTTAAGCAAATGGACCCGGAACGGATCATTAAAATAGTACAGGCGGCAAGTATGCGTAATGATCTGGTAATTTCTTTATTGAAAGAAGAAAGAAAAAATAAGCCTTCCCCTTTGAAATTGAAACGTTTAAAACGGGATATTGAATATTACGACCGGGCTTTATTAAAGTTAAGAAAAGGGCAGACGTTCTTTCTTAATGCTTCTTCATTCGCCAATGTGGAGATACTTACAGTTGATTATCTAAAGCGTCTGTATAATGGAACGCTGGAATTACACGAATTTAAAAAGTCGGTAATAGGTATGCGCCCGGGACTTCGCAGAGATTTACGCTTTTATGTTTTGTTTGGTGAAGGACATAAGTATTATAACGGTACCGCATCCGGGGAAGCTGCTTACAGTTCACGGGAACTTCGCTACTTGCACCATGATAAAGCGATTGAAGGCGGTATGGACTTCGGTAATATGCTTTCTCTGGTGATCGGTCAGCCGGACGGGGCTTACTATCGGATACATAAGAACTTTTTCGAGATACCGCCGGGCTGGTTCCGGGAAATTGCCGATCAGTTCCTTTCTTTTTTTCAGAATCACGAATGTAAGGAACTGGATTTGTATTACGACCGTGCGGGCAACAATTTCGAGAAACAGAAAGAAGACTACGCGAGTAAGATAAAAGACGCTATCGAGAAGGACGGCAGCGGAAGCCGTACCGGCTGGATCGTAAATCTAAAGAGCCGTAAACAGGCAGTTATCCGGCAGGATGCGGAATACGATTTTATGCAGGAGATAATGGGAGGTACGAACGAGAATTTGCCTATTCTTTTAGTGGATGCGGTGAACTGTAAAGAAATGGTAAGTTCCGTAGAGAAGGCAAAGGCGGAAATCAAGTACCGGGGTAATTCTAAGGTCGTGTTTAAAGTGAAGAAATCCGAGAAGCTGGCACCGAAAAAACTACCAATGTTATCCACCAATTTCTCCGATGCCTTCAAATACTTGTTGATGCGTCCTGGCTGGATAGCTCTAGTACGAGGCAAGCGGAAGCTGCAGGCCGACTCGTTTGTGGATCAATGGATAGAGAACAGGCATAAAGGGTAATTGCCTTGTAACGCTGGAAAAACGGTTTTCCGGCGTTTTTTTGTGTTACCAGGTTACGGGTACCCCTCCCAATAGGTCATATTTCACCTTTTAGGGGGAGGGCAACTGCTTTCCGCTTTCTGAGCGGCTCGGTCTTCGGAAGGTGTCATTTTTTTAGTTTTTGAAATTTTCTCCGTTTTTTGACTGTTTTTCAGTTATTTATGTGCATTTAGACCAAAATTTCACGCGAAAAAGTGCGTTTTTTCGGCTGTTTTACTCGTTTTTTATCCGTTTTGGGGTGAATTACCGCGTATTTTAGTCGGTTGCCCGTTATTTTTAACTACTTTTGTCGTCGTCAAAACTACATTGCATACCGTCAGAACTTACGGGGTGGTACAAACCAGATTTAAAGTACACACTAATTTAAAGTTACTGATATGAAAAAATTATTTTTAGTCGTTGTATTGGCCGTATTGACAACGGCAGCCATAGCGCAAGAACCGTATAAGGCTTATTGTGAAATCGTAGGTACCGGAAATATTACAGGAACAAAAGTAAAGATAGAAGTAGACTTCGGACAAAAGGCGAAACCAGGATTATGGGGGACAACAAACGCCCGTTTTTTAGTAGATGAGAACGGGGAAAAGATGAACTTTAATTCGATGATGGATGCCGTTAACTATTTGGCTAAGTTTGGTTGGGAATTAATATTAGCTTATCCGGTGACACCTACACAGGGAATGAGCAAAGATCCTGTTCATCGGAAGTTACATTCTTTGTAAGAAAGTAACTTCCGATGAACAGATAAAAGAAGGTATTAATTTGAAAGATAAATAGAATAATAATCTATTAGTGTGTAACGCTCGCCAATTTTGGTGAGCGTTTTTGTTACGAAGTAACAATCCATCTAGCAAAGATTTTTCTTTTTTATGATAAACTATTATTAACGTTTTTTTTTTTTTTGTTCAGAATTTAATGCCGACATTTGCCCCTGTCAAAAACATACTGTTAATACAGTTTCGTGAGTCATGGATATTGGCTCAAATAAACAATGGGCTTTTTTTATGCCCGATTGATATTTATATAATATAAGGCGGTTGCCTTTCCCTATACTATTACCCGGCTTTTCGGACGGTTAGCAGTGTGTTTTTGACAGAACAGGGAAATGGTAGCCGCCTTTCTCATTTTAAAATAGTCAAAAACACACTGTTATGAAAAAAGAATTTCAATCCGGTACAAGCTATGTACCTTCGTTCCGTACTGGTAGCACGGACGTAAACACGATCCAACATCGTTATTTTCAGGAATTGGAAAAAGATTGTTCCATAAACTCGGCTTCTGATGCGTATTACTTATCCGCTATTGCCTGGTTCTGCCTTACTTTTATCTTCCCTCCGGCTGTTATTGGTGCGGCTGTTTGTGTGTACCGGGCAAAGAAATTACAGAAGAAAGGAGGTAGAAAATGAAAGCTTATTATATAAGGCTTAACGAGTATAAGCCACAGAATCGAAAATGCGCGGAAATGACGGAGTTTGCAAACCAATTTGATAATACATTTTGCCCTGATGAAATTTCCTTTGACGCTTTTAAAGCCGAATTAGAGGTCAAAATGAAGGAGGTGAACGAAAAATACCCTAATACAATGCCGTTAAAATTATCTTCCGGTACCGGATATATTCATATAGACCAGGACACAAAAACACATAGTAACGGATGCGACAAGCCTGTTGTCTATTTTTGTGTTTACCAAATTAAAAAAGTATATAGGTTTTCAGAATGTCCCCAGTTAGAACAGGAAGGAGGTACTGAATGAATGCGAATAATCCTGATATCCTATTTTTCGTCAGACGTGAATACGGTGCGCCTTCCATTGAATTAAGAGCATACAAGGTGGAGAAGGTTAACAATGAGTTTGCTTTCCTCGAACTTGAACGTTTGCGGTTGGTTGTTTTCTCCGGTGATTTTCAGTCTGTATCACTTCATCATGAGTACGGTAAAAACAACTGTTTGTATAACAGTGCTAATAATATACCGGATTTGATTAAAGACATGAAGAGGTGGCAGTTATCACCCATTGACAGACGTAATTACGAACGGTTTAGAAAAGTCGCCCTTGGAATATACCAACGGGCCGGAATAATTGATTTCACTACCTTAGAGACTACACCGATTAAAAACGTTTAAAAAGAACTACAATTATGAAAGATATAGAAGTAAACGGCGCACATATCACGGATGAAAGTGCCGAAATTTTGAAACAGTGGCAAATTAATAAGGAACCGGTTTCCGGTTGTTACATCGAAGTTATTGAGGACTTAATCGATTACCTAATAGAAAAAGGAGATGAAATTACACCAATAGATGAGGTGTTAAGGAAGATTCAATTATTACGCATGATGAAAAAAGACATCGAAAAGCTGTCTAATCCTTAATATTAATAATTTAGCAAACTGGCTGAAAAGGCAGCCGTTGGGTTTAAGTCCCATGTTAGGGTTTGTTTGTGCCGGGGTGGTTCCCGGCACTCTCTTTTTATGTCCTTTTCGGCTTCTGGCATTATTTCGACTTTTGTACAGAAATAAAAAAGCAGGAATATGACAGATACGATTATTACGGCGGTTATTACCGCTCTTTGTACGGGTAGTTTGACCTGGTTATTCACACTCCGATATACCCGCAAACAGGCGGAAGCGGACGCCATGAAGTCGGTACAGGAAGTTTACCAGGAGCTTATAGAAGATTTGAAGAATGACAGGCAGGAACTAAAGAAACGTTTCGACGAAGTGGATAACAAGTACAAGGAAGTCCTGCAGAAATGTAATGAAATGGAGAAAGCAATCAAACGTAATACCCGGGTAATGGATACTATGAAACCGTTCCTTTGCGGCGTGAAAAATTGTCCAAATCGGGAATCTATCACTTTTGACACTAATAATAACTAATAATCATTATGAAAAATGGAATCATACACTTACTTATTCTTATTTGTTTTGCAGCTTGTTTTTACGGTTGTCGTTCTCATCGCTCTGTTACGCGAGAAACGGTTACAGAAGCAACTGGAGAAGAAAAACAAACAACTGCTGATGGAGTTATCGAACTTGCGCGGAGAGATTCGGTCAGTGAGGAACATGTACTGCACGTTCACCGGGAAGATAGTACGCATATCCGTATCAACTACGACAGCCTCGGAAGAATTAAAGAAATTGATTTCAGCAACCGAAAAACTGAAAAAAGAACTGGAAAAAATCAAAGCAAATCCTATCAGGATCATAAAAAAACTGCCAGTCAACAGGAAACAACCGTTACCCGTAAATCCGACATTAAGCAGCAAAGCCAGGAAGAAAAAAAGACGGCAAACGGGTGTAGCTTATGGACGTTTTTAAAGTTCATGTTTTTCTTTCTATCCTTTTGTCTGATACATGATAATTGGGGTAAGATTAAAAACTTTATTCGTCGGTTATGGAAAAAATAAACTTATACGTGGCTATTGAGCAAATGAAACATATTTCCGTTACCGGCGGAACGTTTTCCGTCAAATTCCGGAAATGGAACAGACAGACACGGAACGGCGGCGATATGGTAATACTTACGGCCGCACGTTTGAGAAGGAAAGCCACGGACGAGAATATAGAAAATTCAAGCTATAAACTATTCCTGACAGATACCACGACCGGACGCCCGCTTAATTGCTGGGAATGTCTTGTAATGGAGTTTAACGGGAAAAGAATAACTATTTAACATTATGGAAATAAGACGAAGTGGAAACTTTGGAGTTATAGATACCGGAACCGGCAGAGGACTGATTTCCTTTTCTATTGGTGGACGCGGTAAGGGCTGGGAGCCTTCCAGTATCCAATTAAACCGGCGCGGCAGCTTCTTTTCGCGAAAAATAAGCGTTAACGGAACTTTCATCGTTCCAATGGGTGATAACAACGATATGCCGGGGGAAGTCATGCGCTTATTGGATAAATTTTACGCCGGTGAAGGTATTATGGGTAAGATTGCCGGTTTACAATGGGGAGAAGGGCCGCGATTGTATGAGGATGCGATAGACGAAGAGAATAACCGTTTTTACCGACGTTGGAAACTCGATCCGAAAATAACGGCCGATCTGGAATCATGGGACTATACAACGGTTCTTCACCGTTCGCTTGTTGACCTTACACACATGCAGGGATTTTTCATAAAGTTTGTCCGGAACAGGGCACCGCGTATCGGCAATCCCGGACGTTTCGTCAGGCTGGAACATATACCTTACCAGAAGGCGCGTCTGGTATATCCGCCTGATGGAGAGGACGAGCCGCAGGAAATACTTGTAGGTGATTTCCCTTATCCTGATCCGGCCTACACTTACCGATATCCTATATTCGATCCGGCAAATCCGTTTAAATATCCGGTTTCGGTAAAATACTATAATATTTATTCCTTTTGCAAGGATTTTATGAGTACACCGCGTTTTCTGGGAGCCTTGGACTGGTTGGAGCTGGCAGGCGGATTGGCTGATATTCTCATCTCTTATAACGAAAACGCTTCGGCTATCTCCTTACACATAGAATCCCCGCAGGCCTATTGGGATAGAGCGGAGGAACGAATAAAGGGCGTTTGTGCTCAAACCGGTGAAACGTATTCAAATAAGATGTTGGAGGAGTTTAAGGACGCGGCTATGGAGAAATTCGCTTCTAATATTACAGGGAGAGAGAACGTCGGGAAATACATGCACACGACTAAGTTTTGGAATACGGAAGCGAATAATTTTGAGGGATGGACGGTAACACCGTTAGATAAAAAGATCAAGGATTACGTGGACGCCCAAATTAAGATATCAAACAAGGCGGACGCAGCTGCCACTTCCGGCTTCGGTCTTGATCCGGTGCTTTCAAACCTGATTATAGAAAACAAACTTTCTTCCGGATCAGAAAAATTATATAGCTTGAAAGTTTATAACGCTTCCGAAACCGCTATACCGGATATGATTCTATGTAAACCGTTACAGCAGTATATCAATGCGAATTTTCCAGGAACTACTACAAAAGTGGGGCTTTACCGTACCATAGTGGAAGCCGAACAGAATGTTTCACCCTCTAACCGCATGAAGGAAAATGCGTAGTCTGTTTTTTATACCGAGAACGGAAGATGTGCCGGAGGAACCGGTAAGCGACCGACAACCGGAAGAGAACCGGGCCGATAACATCCCGGACAAACATATAAAGGCCCGCCGGACGAAAAACGTTCATTTTGACCGGCGGATAAAATCGGAATTGCATCTGGAAGAGTGTTTGCCATGGCATTTTGAGAAAGGGGCGGCATATCATTGTATCAGTCACGGGGATGTTGATAGCTTGACTTATCTTCGTGTGATCGTAAAGCAACAACCGGTGGAATATGTTTTAATTTCTACCTGGTGTATGGCAATTACCGATGTTAAGGAGGTGGAGAAATGGCTGGAGAGAAAAGACATAGGGCACGCGGATTTTTATGTAGGTGAAATATTTCAAGGTTCCTACGCGGATGTTTATTTATACCTAAAGAATGTGGCGGAACGTTTCGGATCACGTGTCTGTATCTTCCGTAACCATGCTAAAGTAATGGCCGGTTTTGGTAACGCTTTTGATTTTGCAATAGAAAGCTCGGCCAATATAAACACCAATCCGCGAACGGAGCAGACCTGTATAACGATAGATACCGGACTGGCCCGCTTTTATAAGGAGTTTTACGATGAAATAAACAGTTTTACAAAGGATTTTGATAATTGGAAACCATATACCCTAAAAAGAGACCGAGCAAATGACGAAGTTATTTAATAAAAACAATGATGGAGCCGGTGAAATTGTCCGTGTTCTGGGATTGATCGACGATGATCTTGATTTTTCTAAATGGGAGCCTATCTTACCGCTAGGAATTCGGGATTTGCAGGCTATTATTGGCGTCGAACCTATCGACGCGATAGATAAGTATTATCGGGAAGAACAAGAGCAAGGTGCGGGGATGGATAGTAAGACGGAAACCTTGCGCCTGATGCAGCAGGCGGTGGCCATGTTTACCTGGTTAAAAATTATCCCTACCCTGGACGCACAACACGGGACGGCCGGGCGTGGCAAACACCTGGGAGAGAATGAAACGGGCATGACCGCCTTACAGGAGTTCAAAGATGAAGAAAATATCCGGAATCTGGCTTATGAAGCTGTAGACGCGTTGGTGGAGTTGATGGATCGCGAAAAGTTCGATTTTTGGATAAAGGGCATTAAGAAGAAGGCTATAAACCGCCTTCTTATTCAGAATAAGGAAACGTTCGATGAATATTACAATATCGGAAGCCACCGGCTTTTCCTGGTGCTTATTCCTATGATCCGGGAAGTACAGGACGGCCAGATAATACCGATTATCAACCGTGACCGCTATAACAAACTGATTGAGGGTGATACCGGTTTAACGGAAAAGCTGATAGAGTATGTACGTCGGCCACTCGCACTGCTTTCGATAAAAAAAGCGGTGGAACGCTTACCGGTGGAAATTCTGCCTAATGGAATCGTACAGGTACAACAGAGCACAACAGTACGGGATAAACTGCGGGCAGAAAAAGAGGCCCGGCAGTCAGTCGCTAAAAGTCTGGAACAGGACGCGGCGGCTTATCTGGATATCTTGCAGGATATTATCCGGGAACTGGATGCGGAAGTGGAACCGGCGGATTATTATATACCGGGAATTACCGTACAATCCAAAGGAATAACTTTTTAATGTCCGGACATGGAGAAGTTTACATATAATAATAAGACGGTAGAAATCCCTTCCTGTTTGGATGAGATCAATAGCGAGCAGTACAGGCAGTTTCTTATATTGTCGGTACTGATGAACCGCGGTACCATCACACCCGGACAGTTCCGCGTAAAATGGCTTTCTTTTCTTCTGGGAATGAAAGCGGATTATACAATATACCGGCGTGAGATCATCCGGGAATTGGATGAGCAACTGGATAAACTGGACGGTTTTTTCTCTTATACAACCGGAAAAAATGGCGAACGGATTGTTACCCCCATTTTGAAAACCGGGTGTAACCTAATGCAAGACTTTGGAGGATGGCACGGTGTGGGTGATATGTTGAACGGTCTTACTTTTGGTAATTTCTGTGATTGTCTGGAATTATTGCAGCAATGTAAACTGGCGGCGGAAAATGACGATTCGGGAATAGATGAAATATTCCGGGAACTTACTTTAAAACTTTACCGGTACAAAGAACCGGAGAAGACACCGGACGTTCCTTCCTTACTCGCCATTCATGCGATGAACTTCTTTTCCTCCGTTTGGGATATGATTCTTTCCCAACCTGTATATATCGGCGGGGAGGCTATCGACTTTCGGATATTGTTCCAGAAGCTGGCATCCGAGGACCGGAAGGCGGACGATAAAACCGGCTGGACCGGGATAGTCTTTGAGGTGGCGGCTTCCGGCGTGTTCGGAAATAAGAAGGAGGTGGACGATACACCCTTTTGGGATGTATTGCTTTATCTGTATAAATGTAAGTTTGAGTATTTACACCAAAAACGTAACAAGAAATGAGAACGACAACAGGAACAAAAAACAAGATCAAGAAATTCGAGGGGTTACGCCTGAAAGCGTATGTATGTGCCGCGGGAGTATGTACGATCGGTTACGGTCACACGATCGGCGTAAAACCGGGTGATGTTATCACCGAGGCCCAGGCCGATGCTTTCTTTGAATCGGATATCAGGGCGGTAGAAAACCAGGTAAACGCGCTTCCCCTTCATTTGGGACAGTACCAGTTTGACGCGGTAGTAAGCTTTTGCTTTAATGTAGGTATCGGAAAATTCAAGAAATCAACGCTTTATAAGAAGATCAGGACGGATGTGTATGATTCATCCATACCGGCAGAGTTTAAAAAGTGGATATACGGGGGCGGTAAGATTCTTCCGGGGCTTGTTACCCGCCGTGAATGGGAGGCGAAACGTTATCAGGGATTGACAATATGATAGATATAAAGGTTTACCGTGAATACTGGGAAGGCGTGCAAAAACGTATTCCTGAAATAAAGAAAGTGCTACCCGTTACCATTGACGAGGAAATGAGTAAGACGATACAGGGACTATCAAAAGAAGAATGTCCGGTGCTCTTTATTCTGATCCCGTCGGGAACGGGTGCCAGCCTTTCGGCTGATAATGTGAGAGAAAATAATTTATGCGTTATTTTCCTTATGAGTAAGTACGATCCCCAACGGAAAGGGGCTTATGAGACTATCGAAGAGGTGCAGCCGGTTATGGAGCGTATCAAACAAATGCTGATAGAAGATTCTGCCACCGGTTGCCCTGTCACTAAGGAACTGGATTTAACCAGCCTTTCCACTCTTCCGGAATCCGGCTTTTACCGGACGTTTGCAGGGTGGAGCCTGGCTTTCTCATTTAAAACAGAATAGCAACATGAAAAATAAACCCAAAGTTCCAACCTGTGGTAATTGTATCCATTTAAAAAAGAGAAACAATGATAAAACCATAATACGGTTGAAGTATGCGATAAGTATGTATTACTGCCCTAACAGGTGGTGGTGCGGTGGAAAACCGCAAAATACAAATATTTGTGAACTGCATGAATTTAAATGCAAATATGACAAAGATAATGTTCAATAAAAATTAAACATGAATTTTACAGCTTGGTTTTTTATAACTGTAATAGTTACTATTGTTACCATTGGAGTAAATAGTACATTGTGCACCTATTGGGAATACAAGTATAAGTCGCAACAGGCTACAGAGAAAAAGCCCGATACGGAAGAAAAAGAGAGATGTCCCCGGATGAAAGTTACTGGTTTCAAACAATAATAGTTCATTATGGCCGAGAACTTTAAAACGGATTTTTTTACCGACCGGATCGGGCGTGGAATACAGGACATATTTCAAGCCCAACTGGATATCGCTACCAAACGGATTTACCAGAAAGGCCGTAAGCGTAGGAAAGTACAGGGAACCGGGGAGATCATACAAGGGCGATCCGGTGCATTAATGGCCGCACTACAGAACCCGAATTATTCGGTCGTTCCAGACGGCGAAGGAGTAATCGCACGTTCTAACCTTCCATTATATACCCGCTTCCTGGATATGAAGAAACACGGTAATTACCAGATTTATAACCGGCAGATATACGGGATTCTATATCATGACACACTCGGGAAGATTAAATATGAATATCAGGATTATGTAAGGGAAAGGGTAAAAGAAATGTTTGCCAGTTCGCTAAAATAGGTAATAAAATTAATACCTAAATATTTGGAGGTAATGATTTTATTACCTATCTTTGTATCAGTAATCAAAAGACAAAGTATAATGCCAACAATATTTATTTTATTCGGTTTTCGATTCATGTTTTATTCTAATGATCATGAACCTATACATGTACATGTAGTTAAGGGAAATGCTAAAGCTAAATTTACAATATTTCCCGTGAAGTTAGTTGAGAATAACGGATTGAAAGCGTCAGAATTAAAGCTCGTGGAATCTGTTATAGAAGAAAATCAGGAGATTATAGCAGAGCATTGGAATAAATTTTTTAATGGTGTAAAATAGTGTAGTTATGGAAGATATTATTAAAGTGGATAAAGTGTGGCTTACTGATACAGCTATATGTATACGTACTTCCGACGGTAAGGAAGCAAGTGAAAAATTTGCCGATTTCCAGAGGTTAAAGTGGGCTACTCCGGAACAAAGGGGTAATTATGAAGTAACTCCTTATGGGATATATTGGCCGGAACTTGATGAAGATTTGAGTTTTGAGGGTTTTTTTATAAAAAAACAAAATAATGTGTTGTATGATTTATTTATAGCACATCCGGAACTTAATGCATCTGCAATCGCTCGACGGCTGGGAATATCACAAAGTTTATTTGCCCAATATATAAGCGGAACAAAGAAACCTTCACAGGAGCGCGTAAACCTTATATTAGATACTATTAAAAATATAGGGAAAGAATTGATCGCGGCAATATAAAAAGACTTCCATGTTACGGGTTATCGATGTAGATTATATCAAGGCTTATAAACTTGCTATAACTTTCAGTGACGGATGTAAGAAGAAAGTGGATTTAAAACCTTATCTTATGGGTGAGATTTTCGGAGAATTATTGGATGATGATAAATTTATTCAATATGGTTTAACTCGTGTAACAATCGAATGGGCGAACGGTGCGAACTTTGCACCAGAATTTTTGTATGAGATTGGTATAACCGTATAAAATTAAGACGCTATGAATATAACGTATGAAGATATTTTCTTTCTTATCGGCTTTTTCCTGGTAATAGCTTTTTTCGTAGGATGTAAGCATAAACCGGCTACTTTATCCGGGTGGCTTGCTTTTGCCTTTCTTTCCTTTACCGTGACGCCGCTTATATCGGTTCCTCTAACCTGGTACGTTTGCCGGATGATAGATCGGGCAACAATTAAGGATAAAGAATGTTTTGATCCTTCGGATTTTACCTTTAAGAGATAAAATACTTTCTTCTTAGTATAATAAGCCTGTAGAATGGTTCTACGGGCTTTTTTTGTGTCCTTTTCCGCCATTTTGCACCAGGATAATTTTGCCTTATAAAATTTAAGTTTATGGCAAAATTAAAACCTGACTACATCGAATGGGTGTTAACCCTGAACGCATCCGACGCACAGAAAGAAATACATAATCTTTCAGAAAAAAACAAGGAACTCCGGGATAGCAATAAGGAGATAAAAAAGTCCATGACCGATTTAATCGCCGCCGGAAAAGCCGGTGGTAAACAATGGAAAAATCTAAATGAACGGCTGAAAGAGAATAATAAAACGATCGGTGAAAATAATAAGAAAATTGCCGAGTGCGAGAAACGGTTGGATAAAACCACCATGAGCGCGAACCAGCTTGCCAGGAAAGCCAATGCCTTACGGAAAGAGCTTCGCGATACGGTGAAATCCTTGCAACCGGAAAGATATGCCGCTCTGGAAAAAGAACTGAAAGAGGTAGAGAAAGCATACGGGCAGGCAACGAAAAAAGCCGAAGGGTTCGGTTCTTCCCTTCTTTCCTTGAATAAGATAAAAACAGTTCTGGCCGGTGTGTTTGTAACTATCGGTGCGATGATTACCGGGCAAATTGTCGGCGGGTTGAGAGATGCAATCAGTACTATTGTGGAGTTTGAGAAGAAAAATAGTACTTTGGCCGCTATCCTGGGAACCACGAAAAAGAGTATCAAAGATTTAACGGATGAAGCGCGCCGACTGGGTGCTACTACTTCTTACACAGCCGCACAGGTAACGGAACTTCAGATAGAGCTTGCCAAGCTGGGATTTTTTAAGGAAGATATTAAAGCGATGACGCCTTCCGTGTTGAAATTCGCTAAGGCGGTAGACACGGATCTTGCTTCGGCTGCTACGCTTGCCGGTGCAACATTGCGTATTTTCAATCTTGATGCAGAAGATACGGAACGGGCTGTTTCTACCATGACTATGGGATGTAACGCATCCGCTTTAAGTTTTGAATATTTAAATACCGCTATGTCTACCGTTGGTCCGGTTGCTAATTCCTTCGGATTCACGATCGAAGAAACTACCGCTCTTTTGGGGGCTTTGGCAAACAGCGGTTTCGACGCTTCTTCCGCAGCAACGGCAACGCGTAATATCCTGCTTAATCTGGCTGACGGTACCGGCAAGCTTGCTCTTGCGCTTGGCGGTCCGGTTAATAACCTGGCGGATTTGGTAAAGGGACTTAAAAAGTTAAACGATGAAGGAATAGACTTGAACAAAGCTCTTGAAATGACCGATAAACGTTCCGTTGCAGCCTTTAATACTTTCCTTAACGGGACTGATACCGTATTGGCTCTTTCCGGTGCGGTTACGGGTGCGGAAGACGCTTTTAACGCCATGGCCGAAGAAATGGGTGACAACGTGCAGGGATCATTAAACGTATTAAGTTCCACTATTGAAGGAGTTGTTTTACGGTTCTACGAATCGAAGGGAATTTTACGTGATTTGATCGATTTTGTTACATTCCTGGTAGAAGGCGTTGGTAACATGATTGATATGTTTAATAAATGGGGAGTTGTCACTTATACCGTTACAGCTTATCTGGTTGCTTATTACGGCGGGTTGAAGATCGCTACTATGTGGCAGGCGCGTTTTAAAACGGCTACGCTTGCTTCGGTTGTCGCTGAAAAGGCGCACGCCGTACAGCTATATATTAGCCGTGCGGCTGCTTTGGCTTATGCGGCAGCCCAGGCGTTACTACACAAAAATACTACCAGATGTACGGCAGCACTTCGGTTAATGAGGATCGAACTTTTGAAGAATCCTTATACGGCTTTGGTTGCGGTTATATTGGCGGCGGGAGTTGCTATTTACCAACTTGTTAAAAAAAATAAGGAGGCGACAGAATCGGTTAAAGCCTTGGGATCGGCAATGGAAAGAACTACAAAACGATATGATGAACAGAAAGCGAAAGTTAAAGCTTTGATTGACGCCATACATGATGAAAATATTTCCAATACATTACGGGAAAAGAAAATACGTGAATTGAAAGAGCTAATTCCCGATTATAATGCGGAGTTAAGCAAGGAAGGAAAGGTTATACGAGAAAATAAAAAAGCCATAGACGAATATTTAACTTCCCTGGAAAAACAGATAAAGGCGGAAGCATTCAGGGAAGAACTGATCGAGTTATACAAAAAGAAATTTCCGAAAGAAAGGGAATTGGAAAAGAATAAAGAGGAAGAAGCAAAGGCTTCCAATTCCTTAGCCGGTGCACGTATTGGGGCTTCCATGCGTTCTTCCACTCTTTCAACACCCGGGACAAAAACTCTTAATCAGGGCTTAGACCAGAATGTTAAGAGCATGGAAACAGAGTATCGAAATGCCAAAAAGAAAACGGAACAAACCGAGAAGGATTTAAAGGAAATAACAGACGCTATTGCTGTTATTAATCGGGAACTTTTAACTACGGAAATGCAAATTTCATCCGTAGGTACCACTAACGTAGACAACGTAGTAAAAGAAACTTCAAAAATTAAACTATTGGAGGCTGAAAAGAAAAAGGTTCAGGAACAGTGGGCGGAAGACAGCGAAGCGAATATCGCCAAGAAAAACAAGGAAATAGAACGCATTGACGCTGAAATAAAACGTTTAAATGAACTGGGGAAGGTCAAAAAGAAAGCGGAAGCTGGGGAGTATAAAAATACGGAAACGGACGCTACATTAAAACCTCTGGAGATTGAACATCAAAAACGTATGCTTCTTATCAAACAGAACCGGGAGAAGGAAAATAAGACGGAAGCCCAGTACATTCTCGAAGGGACGGCGGAAAATCTTCGTTATTACCGGGAACGTATTAACGCACTTCAAAAACTGGAGGCAAAAACACCGGCTAATAAAAAGAAATTACTCGATGAAATCCATAAACTCGAAACCGAGGCGGAAACCGCTATTTTTACAGAAACCGGCAAACAGGAAGACGCCCGTATCAAGCTGGCACAAGAGAAACGGGATGAACGGTTAAAGATTGAAACCGCTTATTACAATATCCAGAAGGACACCATGGAAAAAGCGGTATTAAATCAAAGTATTACACAGGAAGCGGCTGACGCCTATATGCTGGAAGTTGAAGCGGAACACACTGCGGAACTCCTGGAAATAAACCGTACCTATCAGAATGATATAAACGCTTTGGAATTTAGCGGGGAACAGAAACGACTGAACGCGGTTACGGAAGCGGCGGATGCTGTTCGTAATTCTGAAATGCAATTATTACGGGATAGAGCGGCTATTGCTCAAAAAGTTCGTGAAATAACATCCGTTCCGATAGGAATAACCGGTATGCAAGAGGCACACCGGAAACAGGTTCAGGATGTAGAAACGACTTATAACGCCATAATTGAGATAGCAAGACAGGCCGGGATTTCTACGGTCAGTCTGGAAAAACAAAAGCAACAGGAAATTAATCGGTTAGATTTCCAGTATCAGAATGATTTATACCAGATACAAGCACAAATCGGCGTATCATGGGCACAAGAATACCAAAACGAACTGGCATTATTAAGAAACTTACACGATCAGGGATTAATAAACGAAAAGACATATCAGCGTAAGAAGCTGCAACTGCAGATGAATAATGCTAAAAAATACTTTGACTATTATTCCGGTCTTTCCTCTTCCATGGTGGAAGCTATTCAGCAAGCCGAAATCGACCAGGTGGAAGCGAAATACGATGTTCTCATACAAGAGGCTGAAAACAACGGGGAAGATACTGCCGCTTTGGAAGAAGAGAAAGAAAATAAGAAACTGGAGATTCAAAAGAAGTATGCGGATGTAAATTTTGCCATCAAATGTTCCCAGATCATAGCAGATACGGCCGTTTCAATAATGAAAGCATATGCAGACCTCGGCCCCATTGCCGGAACCGTAGCTGCAGTAATGTTGGGGGCTACCGGTATTGCCCAGCTTGCATCCGCTAAGGCCGAACGGGATAGAATTAAAAATATGTCCCTGAAAAATACTACCGGTAGCAAAAAAAATACGGCGGAGCGTGTTGTTTCCGGATCTTCCGGTGGGGGATACTCGGAAGGTGGTTATACCGGTCCCGGTGGTCGTTATGAAGTGGCCGGAGTTGTTCACAAAGGGGAATATGTCGTACCACAACCGGAGATGAATAATCCTAAAGTAATTGACGCGGTTAGCACGATCGAAGCGATCCGGCGGCAGCGTACCAGTGCCAACCCATTACCACAAAACCCGGGTGAATATGCGGAAGGCGGTTACGTCACTTCTCCTGCAGGGGATTCTTCTTACCGGGAGTTTCTGGAAGCAACTAAAGAGCTTCGCGCCTCTTGTGAGGCTATCAAGCTTATAAAGGCTTATATCGTATACCAGGATTTGGAAAAGGCTAAAGAAACCATAGATAACGCCCGCGATACCTTTACACGCGGAAAATAAATAACCATTATGCTAAAGATCAAGACGAATAAAGGATATTTGGATCTAGGAGGGGATTTTACCATGCAAATAGATGAAAAGTCCCCGGTAATGAATGACAGAGGAACGCAGACGGTACCCGTAACCGTTCCTTATACTCCAAATAATGCAAAATTAACGGGGTTTGCACATCGGATCGACCTTTGCCGTAAACCGCTTGCGGATGATGCGACGTGTACCGTCCTGGATGGGGTTTATAAACGGACCGGAAAAATAAATATCGTTTCAGCCGGAAAAAAAGAAGGTACGACTTTCAATATAGGTTTTGATAATTCCGAAGCTTACAACGCATGGAAAGCCAAGAAATTAAACTCCATGGAATTACCTGTAAAGGAATATAGCAGCGTTACTTCTTTGTGTACCCATCTGTTACAGGTTCTAAACGGATATAAGACGGATTTTGCGGTATTCCAAATAATGACGGCTAACGAATCCCTGAACGGTGTTTCTTATCCGAAGTATCTTAACTATATTTATCCGACAGCAGAGGGAAGTACTATTTATAAGTTGAGATATGAAGCAAGACAGGAAACATTTTTAGTAAATGGCACTCCAACGGAAGTAACTTTGCCTTTAGGCTATGGTATTACCGCTTTTTTATATGTATGGCGTGTGCTGGAACTTATTTTCTCGGAGTTCGGATATACTATTTTGGAAAACCCATTTAAAACGGATAAGGATCTTTCCCGACTTGTAATATTAAACAATGCAGCCGATTGTTGCGTAAAAGGGGTATTGAAATATGCGGATTTAATGCCGGATTGTACCGTAGAAGACTTCCTGAACGCTTTATATGTTCGTTTTGGTATGGTATATAATGTATCATCCGATACTATGACGGCTACGATCCGACTTATCAGGGATATAATAAAATCATCTCCGGATATTGATTTTTCCAAAGAGATAACCGCTTATCCTATTACCACCTATGAAACTGCCAAACAGATAAAGTTATCGGCAAAAACTTCATTTACCGGTGCAGCTCCTTCCGTGGAACGCCTGGAAGATTATTTGAAAGAAAATCAGAATATTGCAAAATTGAACAGGGTTGACACTTCAAAACGTGTGAACTATCTTAATTTTGAGAAAACAACCGGCAAATGGTATAAGTGGGATTCTGAAAACAACCGGCTTACTTATTCGTCTTCCAGCTTCTTTAATTGGGACAGGAAAACCGGCAATATAGAAGATAATGAATTATCCAGTGATGACGAATGTGTGCCGATGGATTTTGCCGCGAACAATATTCTTACACCTCAATATCTTGCTTCTTATGTACATCGGTATACTTATTTGAAGAACAACAATACCTCCAGTTCTGATGAAGATTCAGAAAGCGAGGAAACACCGCTTTCTTTTGCCTTCTCTTTTGTAGGTACGGCGAATTGTGGTTATCCTTTCGGTAGTTCTCTTTCTGTTGGACCATCTGGTGACAATGTACGTTTTTATGACGGAACAGAACATAAAATATCCCTTCTTTTCCAATTTGAGAACGGATTATTTGTGAACTTTTGGAAAGGATACGACGCTGTTTTAAGACATTCTTTTAATCAGATAGAAGCAAATATACTACTTCCGATTCATAGTATTGCGAAAATAGATCTCCTTAACACCGTATCACTATGCGGGCAGATATTGCTTCCCGATAGTCTCTCTTATTCATTACCGGCAAATAAGATTGTTCCGGTAAATCTTATGTTGCGGACACTTCGGTTAATTGAACCTTATAATCTTGATGAAGAACATTATATCCCGAATTTTGGAAATACTTTGTATATATGGGAGTTTAGAAGTACGGATATAGAAAGTATGATGGAAAAGGAAAAAGAAAGAGCTTATCATGAAGCTTGGACACCTGGCGCAACTAAAATAGAATTCGTCGAATATAGTTATTCCATAGATGGGTATACAAACAGGCATAACGATAATTACCTTGTTGAAAATTATCCGGACAATGAGGAAGCAACACTGGTTCGAACATATAGATGTAAGACCTCTGTTACTTTTAAGATATATAGCTATATATCAAATCCCAATGATCCGATATCTTATAATAAAACTATCGAATCGGAAATAGAATATACGGATACATTTATATCAGTTCTATATAATGGATAAAATCCGTCCTTTTCTCTTTACTTCTTTACTAAGACTTTTGCAATATGGAAAAACAGAATAATGTATTGCTTGCATATACATCCGTACAAGTTGCGGAGATTTACAAACAATGGAAGGATCATTATACGGGTAACATGTCCGACTTTTACACGTTTATGACATCCCCTTCCATTGAAAGGGAACGTTTTGTTATATCTCTGGAGCTTCAAAGTGAATTAACAGGCGGTTTTATCGCAACAAATCTGACAGTAAAATGAGTGCTAACGACGAAACTTTAAAAGTGAATATATACCCGACGGGTAATGCCTTCACGCGTAACCCTATTTTCCTTTCCGTGTCTTCCGTTTCTATGGCTACGTATAGTATCCGGATGAATGACGAAGAAATATTCAAGGGGAACGGAACAGGGGATTTTAAGGTTAATATATCCGAAATCGTCGAAACCGGAATAAAGACCGTCCCCGTTTTGCGTGGCGGTACGGAAAGCATAACCGGAATTACCGGATTATTTGCCAGAGCCGATATACATGTGGAAAATGAGGGAGCGGAAGAAGCCGACTTGTTTTTTACCGCCTGGGCTGGGGGAATTTCAAAGAAAGATTTCAAGCGGTTGCGCACCATGGGTACCGATATCTTCACTTTAAAATTTCTCAATCCCTATTGCAATTTCTTTTTTACTACCCGGTCGGCCGACTGGAAAATAGCCGTCAGGGAAACGGAACTTTATCCATTGCCTTTTATTTTTCCTTCTTCCGGAGAAGAAGTGTCCGTAACGGAACTGACCGGAAAGAACAAGACTATAGTGGAGGGTACACCCGGAAACCTTTATGCTTTGGATATCGCAGCGATACGGCGGGCATTTTTCTTTGATAATGGGATATTGGCCAGTTGTTTCGATGTGCGTGTAGGGGAAAATTTTGCTTGCCGTATAGCAGTGGAGCAAAGCCGGGCCACAAAAGAAAGGTATTTGCTCCGCTTCCTTAACAGTTACGGGGCCTATGAACTGTTGGAGGTTCAAGGAAAAGCTTCCGTAACCCCACAATTTCCCGAAGAAGGGGAGGGGGCAACTTTTAGCCGTTACGATGAAATAACAGACGATTTCAACCAGGAAAGAAAACGCCCGGAAATACAGAATATCATAACGGTAGGTATCGGATACCGCCGGTCGGGTGAAATACCCTTTTTACTTGATCTTCTTTCCTCTGACGACGTTACGCTTCTGGGATACGGGGAAGACGAAATCAGGGTAATACCGTCCGTAGAGGAATTTTCTTTTATGGTCCATCCGGAAGAGCCTAAAGATATTACGTTAAAACTCATTTTCACGGAAACAGAAAGCAACTACACGCCGGATATAACGGAAAACGGATTCAGCAAGCCGCGGATACACTCTAAACAGTTCAGTAAACAATTTAATTAATACAGCTTATGAAGACGCAGAAACAGATAGATGATCTTATCGAACAGATCAGGACAGCAGAGGAAAAGGAAAGTGTAACCAACGAAATGGAGGCGGACGTACTGGAGTTCCTTAACGAGAAAACAAAACCTTTTGATAAGAAACACGAGGTTATGAGCGAGGAGGAATACAGCAGGATCGAAAAGCCGGAACCTAATACTTTCTATTATACCTATGAAGCGGAGGAATAGGACATGCTTATAAAAGGGGGACATAAGATAACCGGGATATTTGTTGAAGGCAAAGCGATAAAAGCGGTGTATTACGCCGGTCGCCTTGTTTGGGAAGGCATAAGGAGTTGCTTTGGCTCCGGTAAGTGGATAGACAAATACCCGTGGTTGGATAAGGAGTTATGGAAAGATAAATAATTAATATCTAATTGTTTGGTATATGGATATAAAGAATTTTAAAGACGGTGATTCAGGGAAGGAAGTTCGCCAGTGTATTGAGGAAAATTTTAAAAACCTGAACGAATTTAAGACGGGGTATCAGGATAAGGTTGACGGACCGGACGGAAAATCCTCTATTTTACGTTCGTTTGCTTCCGAAGCTGACAGGGATCTATACGAATCGGACACGGAGAAGTATGCGGCTAAATTGCTATATCAGGTTATCATACCGGCCATGAACGCTTCCTCCAGTATAGCGACTTTACGGATATCCGTAACGGAAGCACCGTCCGCGATTGTGGCGGAAAACGCACGGGTAGCACTGGGATTTACTTATTACTCGTTTTACGATGAAATAACGGAACCGAACGCGACAAAAGGCGTCGTTAAGTTTACAATTAACGGAACACAGGTCGCCGACCTGACAAGTGAACTTGTACACCGTGAAAGTTATGTGTTTGACTTGACACCTTATTTGATCGTAGGGGATAATAGTATAATTGCTATCGTGAACAATAACGACGGATCGCAGCGTACGCTTTCCTATAATGTAAGTGTAAGGCAGCTTTCTGTTTCCCTTGTCGGTTTTAACCAGATGGAGGCAAAGGCGGGAGCTTTTAATATAACGGCTAAAGTTGTGGGATCGGCGGCAACTGTATTTGTATTGGTGGACGAACAGCAAGTGGCGGCAGGCACCGTTAACGCCGGGGCACAACGGGCATTTGTCATTCCGGCACAGGAAACAAACGGGGTGCATACAATTTCGATTTACGCGACGGCTACGGACGTAGCGATAACGACAGACACGCAAGTGTATGAGTTTATTTCGGATGTTGACGGATCACCGGCTATCGGAGTGGATTTTCCCGTTCAGGCGGCAACGGTCTATGATACCATTGTTTTAAGATATTGGGTGTTCAGTAAAGCCGTCGAGGGAGCAATACCGGTAAGAATGAGCATAGAATCATCCGACGGGCAGGAATTGTTTGCGGGAGAGGATAACGTAACGTTGACCGGCGGAGTTTCCGCGATGACCGCCTGGAATATCCCATTAACAAACGAAGAGTATATCGGTGATATAACCCTGGTGCTGGAAGCGGCTGGCGTAAGAAGGGAATTGCCGTTACATGTCAATATGATTGATGATGTAACCCTTGCACCTGCGAGTGATTGCCGTTTATTCCTTGCATCCGCCGGACGTTCCAATACCGCATCAAACAAGGCGCAATGGATCAGCAAAGAGAAGGACGCACCGGAAATTGCGGCCATTTTCTCGGAAAGCTTTGATTTTTCGGAAAACGGAAGCGGCTGGAATACGGACAGCGACGGAAATGTGGCGTGTCATATCAGAAGCGGGGCACGCGTTACCATACCTTATACGCCTTTTGATAAAAATTACGGGCAAGGTAATGACTTGGATAATCCGGGAACCAAGACGGGTAAAATGATAGAAGTGGAACTGGCAACACGTAATTGTGTAAACATGAATGCGCCGGTTCTTACCTGTTATGATTCGGTTAACGGTGTGGGTATTAAAATTTTTGCCAACGGTACGACTTTTTCTTCTTCCGGATCATCCACGTTTACAGACTTTAAAGAGGAAACCCACATAAGACTTGGATTTATGGTCGAATGTGACGAACAGGCCGACCGCTGTTTTATGTCTGTAATTGCCGACGGTGTACCACAAGGAATTACGGTATATAGCAAGGCGGACACCTTCAAACAGGCAACCCCGCAGCAAATTGTGATCGGTTCCGATGAATGTGATGTGGATCTATATGCGATCCGTGTCTATGACAAAAGCCTTACTATACAGGAGATTATAGGAAATTATGCTTATGATACCCCGAAAGCGGCCGATAAAGTGGCAATTGCCCGGAGAAATGACGTTTTCGATAATGCGGGTAATGTCAATTATGCGAAATTGCGCAAGGCACTTCCGAATCTTCCGATCCTGGTACTGGAAACTCCATCCTTACCGGCAGTAAAAGGGGAAAAAACACCGGTACCAAGTACCACCTTTGAAAACCCGCTTTCTACGGGGGTGGATGATGCACCCTCATTTACTGCGGAAAATGCGGTGAATGATGTACAAGGTACGTCTTCTTCCAAAATCGAGGCGACGGAACCGGAGGGGGAGTTCAAATACCGGAACTACAAGGAAGATTATAAAGAAGGATTCCTTCCGGTCGGATTGCCGGAAAAATTAATCAAATACCAGTTGAAGAAAGGGTTGCCCGGCGAAAAGAAATTTTGCTATAAAATAAATTATATGTCTTCCGAGATGTGTAATAATACCGTCCTTGCAGAATTGTATAACCGTGTGGCCGTCAGTGCGGGACTTCTTACCGGGCCACAGCAGGAACAGGAGGAAGAAGGGAAGGAAGTGACATACCGACAGACTATTTTCGGTTTTCCCATGTGCATATATTGGAAGAAACCGGGAGAATCCCGGATGAAATACGTCTCAATGTTCGATTTCAACAATGACAAGGGAAACTTGAATATACTTGGTTTTGACCGGGACAAATATCCGAAGGCTGAAATATGGGAAGTATCGGACAATATTACATTTTTCGATCATCCATATCGGGGATGTTGGGTGGATGAAACGGGTAAAATCCAGAACGACATAACGGCGGAGTTTGAAAGCCGGTTGCCGGGAGATTCGGAGGTAAACGAGGATTGCGCATACGGGGAAGCTAAGACAGAAGGACAGGTGGAACAGGCTAATAAGGAATGCGCCTCCCTTGTACGCTTCTGTAATTGGATGTATTCAACTAATCAGGAATTAGCAACAGGGAAACCCCTTTCACAAACATACACAGATAAGGACGGAAAAGAATATACGGTCGATAATGCGTCTTATCGCCTGGCTAAATTTTTGACGGAGAAAGACGAGTATCTGGACTGGGAAAAGGTGACATATTACTACAATTTCACGGCACGCCACCTGATGATTGATTCCCGGGCAAAAAATATGCACCTGGTAACAGAAGACGGAATACACTTTTACCCCGTTCTTTATGACGCCGATACAGCGGAGGGCAACGATAATAACGGTAAGTTGAGTTATCCCTATTATTATGAGGATACCGATCTGGATGCCGGGGGGAATGTCGTGTTTAACGGTCAGAAAAGTGCCTTATGGATAAATGTCCGGGAAGGGTTTGCGGAAGCGATTGCCACACAGGACAGGACTTTACGTTCTTCCGCCGGTTATAGCTACGAAGAGGAAAAGGCCCTGTTTGATTCTCACCGCGAACAGTGGTGTGAGGCTTTATTTGCGTATGCGGCATGGGCTTTATATAAGAATAATCCCGCGTATATAGAAGCCGCGCTCGGAGATAAAAAACATCAGCGTAATTACTGGATGTACTATTCATACCGGTATTGGGACAGTAAGTTTCATTCCGGGGATGCACCCAAAAATAACCTGGTGTTACGTGTTTGGGGACGTGGCGCGGATTTAACCGTAGTGCCTTACTGCTGTCTGTATCCGCGTGCGGAATGGGGATCTACAAATAAAGTGACAACGCAGCGTTGCCTGGATTTGAAAAACGGGGTGACTTTCAAAAATCAGATTGATTCGGACGTTTCTAACTTTATCATTTATGTTTTTTCTTCTGATCTGATTGTTGATCTGGGGGATTTGTCGCAGATGGGAGATATACAGATTGATGATGTAGGAGCGGCACCGAGATTAAGACGGTTGCTCATCGGAAGGGACGAAGAAGGATTCGTAAACAAGCGTACAAAAACACTCTCTTTGAATAAGAACCGTATGCTCGAGGAGTTGGATATTTCTAATTGTGAGGGATTCGGATTGCAAAACGACGGGACTTATAAAAATTATACACTGGATTTGTCAAACAACACATTATTGAGAGCGTTACGCGCGAAAGGAAGTACGGTAACAGGATTCAGTTTGCCACAGACGGACAAACTGGAGACATTGCAGTTACCCGAAGGACTTACTACGCTCGCACTTATCAACCTTCCGAACCTGGGAAAGAACGGCGGAGATTTTTCCATTCTCGATACTTCCGAACTTGTTTCCGTTTCTATTCGTAATTGTCCGGCGGTGGATTCGCGGGCAATAATCGAGGACTGTTTGTCGCATGAAGTACAAAAGTTGGCAAATGTAAATATTACCGATATCCTCTGGAATGATTTCTCTTTGGATTATCTTTTCAGACTTGCAGAGATGAAGGCGGAACTTACAGGAGTCATTAACTTGAAACAGGATTCTGCCAATATGCCAAATTTTGCACAAAAAAGAGCGATGCTCGAAGCTTTCGGAGACATTGACGATCCGGATAATAAATTATATGTAACTTATCGGGTAATGAGAATGAACGCACCTGTAATTTCCGGGAATGGCTATTATCCGGATACCGGTACTTACCAGATGGTATATGCGGCAACGCCTTCCACGGCCAACAACTTCCGCCGGGCAAAATGGAGTATAACAACAAACAGCTACGCCGATATTACGGAAGATGGAGTTTTAACCGTAAAGAAAGTCGGCGGGGCAGGAGCTGCGGAAGTTACCCTTACAATGGAATTATTAGGCGGAGAGGAAATATCATCTACTAGAAAGATCTTCTTTTATTTGCCTGATCCCAAACCGGGGGATTATGTATATTGTGACGGTTCGTATTCCGACATTTACGACGCAAACCGTTCCGTAATCGGTATTTGTTTCTATGTTAACGGAAATGACAGACGGATGATCGCTATTGATAATCTGGCAACCGTACCGTGGGGACGTAATGACCTGGATATACCGGATTTGAAAAATTATACTGTTGTGGACGGGGCCAACAGTTCGTTGACCATTAGCGATGAAACTTACCGGGAAAATGACAATACGACATTTAAAGAGTTTATTTCGGGAGCCCTTTCCGACTGGGACGGCAAGAAGAATACCGATAGGATGCACGAACAGGCTTTATATGCACTGCAATCCAATGGATTATATATACCCCAAAATATGCGCGAACTGGTTCAGGAAATGGCAAATATAACCGACGACACAACAAGGAGGCTATATTATCCGGCTTCATTCTATTGCAAGATGTATGAGCCTAAAATAAAAAATAATGAGATGTTGAACGGGAAGTTTACGGCGGGAAATTGGTACCTACCGTCATGCGGAGAATTGGCACGTATTGTTTTCTATGCCCTGAAAGGATACATCAAAGGGGAAGAAGGTACGGACCTGGCAATATTTGCGGATGCGGCAACAAACGGAATATTTGCGAAAATATCGGCTAATTGGATTTGGTCGAGTACGGAGTGCCATTCGAACTTCGCGTGGAACGTGAATGGTGCTTCCGGTCAGGTGATCAGTGGTTACAATAAGGCGAGCAGTAGCGTCGTGCGTTGTGTCGCCGCATTTTAAACTTTAAACTTTAATATACAACAAGGTACATTAAGAACATGGGGAAAGTTAGCGATCTGAAAGTGTATAACGATGTTGAATTATTGGCCGGATGGGTGTTGGACATATCGGCCAACTTTCCTAAACAATATAGATACATTACGGAACGGCTGGTAAATACCATCTTTGATTGCATGGATGATATAACACTTGCTAATTTACGTGAGGGTACCGAACGGGCAATGTTTCTTGACGCATTCGTGGTACATTTTACATCGGTGAAAACCATTCTAAGAGTATGCACCCGGAAACGGATTCTTTCTGTTAATAATGAAGCCCTTTTTTTGCGGTCGTCCGCAAATATAGGCAGGCAGATAGCCGGATGGAAACGGGCAGCATTGAACCAAAATCGTTAAGGCGGTTATGGCAGTGTATAATTTAATTCCAAATGGGTGCCCTACTGGAAAGATACTTCCAGTTACGAACAAGATACAGGGTATGATAACGGAGTACCATTCGAACATCGCGTGGAACGTGAATGGTGCTTCCGGTCAGGTGAACAGTGGTAACAATAAGGCGAACAGTAACGTCGTGCGTTGTGTCGCCGCATCTGGGGAATTATACAGTGTACTGTTAGAATCATTTGTAGAAGCGTACCACGATTGCATTCTAAATAAAATGTCAAGTCCGCAATGTTGTGAATTTAGGGCCGATTACGAAGACCGTTTGTATGACCTTTATTTGCTGGTTATACAGGGTGTTTATTTCCCCTTGAAATCACGTTGTTTTATTGTTACCAGACCATTATATAGAGAAGTGTTTGCTGCGGATTTTCAGGACCGTATAATACATCATTGGATTTGTCTACGGTTAGAACCCTTGTTTGAGAAGCGTTTTACAGAGTTGGGCAATGTTTCGCATAATTGCAGAAAATATTTTGGAACGGAAAGCGCGGTACGGGCACTATCTAAAGATATATATGATTGTAGCAACGGGTTTACAGAAAGTTGCTGGGTAGCAAAATACGACATTTCCGGTTTCTTCATGTCGATAGATAAAAGGATCGCATGGGAATTACTTAATGAACTTATCAATACACATTATCACGGAACCGATAAGGAATGTTTGTTATATCTTACACGCATAACGGTATTTCATTTGCCGCAGGAACACTGCATAAAGAGATCACCGGAGTGCTTATGGGATATGATACCGGGTAATAAATCATTGTTCGGGAACGATCCGTTTAAGGGTATGCCAATCGGTAATCTTCCCTCTCAACTGATAGCAAATTTCTATCTGTCTTTCTTTGATGAGTTTGTTTTATCCTTGGGATTTGAGTATTACGAGAGATACGCGGACGATTTTGTACTGGTGCATAGGGATAAGAACTTTATATTAGAAGCGATACCGCTTTTTGAAAGATTCTTATGGGATAAATTGAAATTAAAACTACATCCGGACAAGAGATACCTGCAGCACTACACAAAAGGAATACAGTTCGTAGGAGCCGTTATTAAAATGGACCGGATATATGTAGGAAATAGAACCGTCCGTAATACCCGGCAGGCTATAAGATGTATAAATAAAGAGTTGGAGGCCGGAAATCCATTATCGGACGGTATGATATCACGTCTTAACAGCTATTTCGGGTTTATGAGGAAAAGAAAGGCATACGCCATACGGCGCGGGCTTGCAAAGGAATTTTCCCCTTTACTCTGGAACAAGGTGTATATGACAAATCATTTTTTCACGGTTAAAATAAAAATGAAGTATGATGAATTATTCCAATATCGACAGGAAACGATTAGGAACACCCGACACCGTGTTGCTTAAATCCATGGCGTTACCGGTAGAATATGAGGACGGGATTTATATTGTCCGGTGGGATATACGGACTATTTTTCCGGATGATGGAACACAGAAAAATCCCCTGGTTACGTTCGCATCCTGGACCGGTAGAGAATATCCGGGAATAGAACGGATAAAGACATGGTTAGAAGAATATTATAACGGGAAAATCCCGGGAAACATAAACTTAAAAGATTACAGGTATGAAAGAATTAGAGTTTACAACCTACGTAAAACGTCCGGAAATGCTGGAGAAAAGCGTCCAGGCGTGCGTGCCTCACTGGACGATAAATATCGACAGTCGGCAGATAGAAAATGAGTTGGGAATATTGGTTTATAAACAGGAAGTTGTAAGGCTGGAAGGGGAATTAACCTATGATAAGATAGTTTCCGCGATCATAAACGCGAAATATTCCATAGACGACCAGACGGCTATATTAATGAACGCAATGAACCCGAATCTTCTTACAGAAGAGAAGGAAGCGGACTACTATCAGGAGATGAAAGACTTTCAGGCATGGAGGGACAAAGCTAAAAATATAGCTTCCGTAATAATGGATAAATTGCCGTTCTGAAACGGAAAAGATACGTTTTGTTAAATGATCAATTTTAGGAGTTATGAAACAGCTTATTAAAAAACTGTTCGGGTGGATGAAGGAAAGTAACCGCCCGGCACACATGAAGGCGGGCAATACAATTTTTGTAATCGTCTTAATTGTTTTTACACTTTTAGGGGGAATATTGCTTAACCCTTTGTTAGAAGGTTATTCTTATGAAGGCAGCAGCCGTTTGTTTATTCTGGCTATGATCCAGGCTCTTATTGTAGTCTTTATTGCAATGTGTTCAGTAGAATATATTCAAGAACGGATGGGGTGTAAATGGGACTGGCTGGATATTGCGGCCGGATGTTTAGGTTCTGTTTGTATAACCGTGTTTACAATCTTGCTTGTCTTGCTGATAATATAAGGGATAGGCAGCGGAACCGGCCATCAGCTTCCGGACGGTTCCGCCTTAACCTCTCTTGCT